GCGTTCGGTTCTCCCGGCGCTTAATCCTTCGGGATTATTTGAGAAGGCCCCCTTGTGGGGCCTTTTCTTTTGCTGTATATTTGTTTAAACCCGGACTATCCGGCGTTCCTGACGGCTCCGGGCCGACAACATGCAGACAGGACGCCTCAACTCGCATGTGAGGAATCATCATGGCTCTGACTACTTTCCAAGGCCCAGTCCGTTCGTTGGCTGGCTTCATCACCCAAGGCCCTGCTTCTATTGTCAATCTGGCTAACGGCACCAATACCGTTACTCTGGATGTGGCTTCGTACGCTGGCAAGACCATTCGTACCAATGACGCTACGCTGGTCATTACGTTGCCTACTATCAATGCCACAGCCAACCCTGTGACATCTGGCCCCGGCCAAGACCCAAGCACCTCTAACAACGTGGGTACAAGCTACACGTTTGTCATTGAGACTGCTGCCACTGCCGTGGCTATCAAGACCAACGGCACTGACAAATTTGTTGGCTCCATGATCATGGTTGACACCGACAGCTCTGGCGCAGTAACGGCTTTTGCTCCCGGCGCAACCAACGATGTCATCAACTTGGACGGCTCAACCACTGGCGGTATTGCTGGCTCCACCATCACTGTGACTGTTTTGGCGGCTAACAAGTACATGGTCACTGGCGTCTTGCTGGCCTCTGGCGTTGTTGCCACACCATTCGCTGACGCTTAATTGATCTTAGGGGCTTCGGCCCCTGTTTTACAGGAGATTGATTATGACGATGCAATCGGATGTTAAATCGCAACACGCGGCGGTTTCGGGGCTGATGGTTCCGTCTCGCACTCGTTTGAAGGGTGCGACTATCTTCCCATTTTCTGGTGCGACGGGTTATTCAGCTTTTGTTGAAAACACCTCGATTTCCGGTACATACACACGCGCCACAACCACGGCAACAGTGACCGCAACAGCCCACGGTTTGTCTACGGGTCAGTGGGTGTACTTGGATTGGGACTTGACCGACAACCCTTACCAAGTAACTGTGACAAACGCCAACGTCTTCACGGTAACTGTGGCAGATAGCGATGCAGCAAGCGGTAGCGTGACGGTGTACAACAAGATGCTGCTTCAGGCTGATGCCTCAAACGCTACGGCGTTTACGATGGTGATTCCCGGTCAGGGCATTGTGGCGGACCAAGGCATTCGCGTGTTCTTGGGCGCAAACATTCACTGCACAATTTTTTATGGCTGAAGAGACACGCCCCATGGATGTTGCAGGTCGCAAACTGATGATTGCGATCCCTGCCTACGACGGCAAGTTGAACATCAAAACTTCGTTTGCCTTAGCCGATTTAGTGGTCAAGGCTTCGCAGTTTGGTGTCCAAGTGCAACTGTCGCATCTGTCGGGCTGCTCCCTTATCACTAAGGCCAGAAACATTCTGGTCGCCAACTTCTTGGAGTCGGACTGCACGGACTTCCTGTTTGTCGATGCCGACATTGTGGTGGACGCAGAGTCTGTGCTTCGCCTTCTGGCGCTGAGTACCGGCAAGGACATCACAGCCGGGATGTACACCCGCAGGTCAGAGGATCGCAAGTTCTTCTTGGACATCTACATCGACGAAGCCAACACGCTTGAGTTCGACCAGCACGGCATGTTGCGGGTTGAGAACGTGGCTACAGGCTTCATGATGATCCAGCGCCATGTGCTGGAGAAGATGGTTGCAGGCCACCCCGAGTGGACGTACCTCAATGACGTGTACAACCGCAACGAGAGCGCCCTGTTTGACTTTGAGTTGACCAATGGGCAGTACGTTGGCGAGGACTACACGTTCTGCAAGCGCGCACGCGCAGACGGTTTTACGGTCTTTATTGACCCAGAGATCACCCTGCCGCATGTTGGCTCTCAGGAATACCACCGCAGCTTCAAAGAAGCTGTGTTGATGCCGCTGATCGAGCAGCACTGCACTCCCAAACTGAAAGTCGTCAATGGCTAAGAAAACCCCATCCCTTGCAATTGGTCGTGGTGAAAAGTTGCCTGCCTCCAAGGGAGCTGGGTTAACGGCTAAAGGCCGTGCTGTTTACAACAAAGCTACCGGCAGCAACCTCAAAGCCCCGCAACCGCAGGGTGGCAAGCGTAAGGACTCGTTCTGCGCTAGAATGGCACCTATCGCAGAAAAGTCTGAAAAGGGTAGCCGTGCAAGAGCATCAATGCAACGATGGAAATGTTGAAATGTGGGCCGACATTCGTAACTACGAAGGACGCTACCAAGTGAGCAACATGGGGCGAGTAAAGTCACTTGCCAGAGTCCGCCGTGGAAGAGCTGGAGCAGATGTCCCTATGCCTGAAAAAATTATGGCTCTGACCCCAAAAAAGGCCAATGGCAGGACAAGGCCCTACATTGAAGTTCGATTCCGGAACGGCGGACTAAGAACTGAGCGTTGCAAGGCGTTTTTAGTTCACAGACTGGTTGCAGACGCCTTCATTAAACCTCTTCAAAAAGGCGATCAGGTTGATCACAGAAACGGTGTTCACGGTGATAATCGCGTAGAGAATCTTCGTGTGTTGCATTTTGTTGAACACGGTCAATTACACCCCTTGATCCAGTCTGGGGAGCTCAACAGACTTGGAACAACTGCAAATCAAGCCGCGTCACTGGCGCGATGGAAGTGCTGATATGGAACTTATGGCTTGGAATGTACTGTTGTCGTTTGCGTCAGCGGCGTTGTTGTTTTGGGTAAAGGTGTCTCACGATGAAGTAAAGCGCCTGAGCATCTTGTTGAGTAAGACCCGCGAAGAAAATGCTGAGAAGTATGTGACTAAGGCAGATGTGCATGGCGATATTAATCGTGTTCTGGCGCGGCTAGACCGGCTTGAGAGCAAGATTGATGACTTTATGAAGGAGCATCGCAGTGCCATCAGTTAGCAAGAAACAACATAATTTTATGGCGGCGGTGGCTAACAGCCCGGAGTTTGCAAAGAAAGCAGGCGTCCCACAATCCGTGGGCAAAGATTTCTCCAACGCGGACAAGGGCCGCAAATTTTCTAAAGGTGGCGATATGAACAGTATGATGAAAAAGGGCTACGCCTCTGGTGGCATGCCGATGACCATGAAAGATGGCAAAAAGGTTCCAACTTTTGCGGCTGACGGCCAAGGCAAAATGGCTAAAGGCGGTATGGCCCATAAGGATGTAAAAATGGACAAGTCCATGATTAACAAGGCAGTTGGCAAACACGCTGCAATGCCCGCTTCTAAGGCTCACGCCGGCCTGAAGGCTGGAGGCTCTGTTGGCACAACCAAGATGGGCGCAGTGCGTACCGCTGCTCCAAGCAAAGACGGTATTGCGTCCAAGGGTAAAACCAAGGGCACAATGGTAAAAATGGCACGCGGCGGCAAAGCCTGCTAAGGAGTTGATATGAGCCCAGCAGAAAAAGAAGCCCGTCAGATGATGGCGGACAAGAAGGCTGCCGAAGCCGAAGACAAAGCCTACAACAAGGCATCTAAGATGGCCCCATCTGAAGACCCACGGGACGCAGTACGCGGCCAAAAAGGGTACAAGAAGGGCGGCGGCGTGACCCGAGCTGACGGCTGCGTGACTAAGGGCCATACTAAAGGCTCGATGGTCAAGATGGCCCACGGCGGCAAGGCTTGCTGATATGAGAGCCAGTCGCGGCATGGGAGACATCCTCCCATCTAAGATGCCTTCCGGCAAACGTAAAGCTCGCCGGGACGACACTGACTTCACGCAGTACGCTGAAGGCGGACCAGTTGGGTTGTATGCCAACATCAACGCAAAGAAAAAGCGGATTGCCGCTGGCTCTGGTGAGAAAATGCGCAAGGTTGGCAGCGCTGGCGCACCAACTGCAAATGCGTTTGTGCAATCAGCCAAGACTGCGAAGAAGTAAACCATGGCAACATCAGATGAATACTTAGCAGGCCTCTTTGATGGAGAGGGGTGTGTTTCTATGCACCTTGCAAAAGCCGGGTATGTGTCTGTTCACGTTAAAGTTTCAATGTGCGACCGAGCGCCCGTGGCAGCTTTGCTTGCAAGGTTTGGCGGGAGCATGTCGGACGGCCAGCAGATCACCAAAACAGGCAGACAAATCTACACATGGTCGGTATTCAATGCGGAGTGCGTCGAAGCTTTGCATGTTTTTTCAAGGCTTTGCTTGGTTAAAAATGCGGTTGCTGCTGCGGCACTTCCAACCGCTGAAAACATGGCAAGCAATCCCACTCGCGGAGTTTTGTCGCAAGTGGAAAAAAGCGCTCGCGTAGAGGCGGCGCAGTTGATTGCCAGAATTAATAAGCCTGTTGGGAAGCGCCGCATACTAGAGGTTGGGTTGGTTGATGCGTACATGGCCCCAAAGAAAATGGGTGGCGGTAAAAAAGTTCGCTTGTCCGATGGCCGTGTTTTTGAGACAACTCTAGCCGCCGCAGACGCGTTGGGCGTGTCCATTTCTGCGGTATCCTTTGCCAAGCGCAAAGGAACCCGTACGGCGGGCTTATTGGTGGAGGCCGCATGACGACATCTGGAACAGCATCTTTTTCGATGGATTTAACGGAAATCGTTGAGGAGGCGTTTGAACGCGCTGGTGGTGAGTTGCGCACCGGCTATGACCTACGCACAGCCAGTCGGTCTATGAACCTGATGTTCTCCCAGTGGGCCAACCGTGGCTTGAACATGTTCACATACGAGCAGGGCTCCATCAATTTAGTCCCCGGCCAAGCAACGTATAACCTTCCCGCTGACACCGTGGACCTTCTGGAGCACGTCATTCGCACGGGCGCAGGAAGCGCTTCTACGCAAGCTGACTTGACCATCACCCGCATCAGCGTCTCCACATACGCCACGATCCCCAACAAGCTGGCGCAAGCTCGCCCCATACAGGTTTGGATTGAGCGGCTAACTGATGCGCCGCGAATTACGGTTTACCCAATCCCCGACAACTCGCAGCCTTACGTGTTTGTGTACTGGCGCTTGCGCCGCATGCAAGACACTGGCACTGGCGTCAACACCATGGACATGCCATTCCGTTTCTACGAGGCAATGACTGCTGGCTTGGCTTACCACCTTGCACTGAAAATTCCCGGCGGAATGGAACGTCTTCAGGTGCTCAAGGCTCAGTATGACGAAGCTTGGGATTTGGCCTCCTCCGAAGACAGAGAGAAGGCGGCAGTTAGATTTGTTCCACGCGCTGCCAGCATAGGAAACGGTGGCTACTGATGTCAAACCGTTTTGCAGCGGGTCACAAAGCGATTGCCATGTGCGACCGCTGTGGTCAGCAATACAAACTCAAGCTACTCAGAACAGAGGTCATTAAGCAGCGCAGGTACGAGCTGTTGGTGTGCCCGGAGTGCTGGGACCCAGACCAGCCGCAGTTGATGCTTGGAACATTCCCGGTGGATGACCCGCAGGCACTCAGAAACCCGCGCAAAGACACGACCTACATAACGTCCGGATTGAATGAAGAAGGCAATCTGTCTGGCGGCTCTAGGGACATCCAGTGGGGCTGGAACCCTGTTGGTGGATCAAGGTTTTTTGATGCACCGTTGACGCCGAATTACTTGGTGGCAACGACATTTGTTGGTACAGTTACGGTATCGGTTACGTAAAGGAAAAAACATGGCTACCTTCAGCAAGAAAATGATGGGTAAGGAAGTTGGTAATGCCAGCGTCTACGCCAAACCTCACACCATGAGTGGCAGGGTCGTTAAGGCCTCCAGCAACCCCGGCAAAGAGCCAAACCAAAGCAATGCGGATACTGTCTGCATGAGCGTGGGCGGCATCAGCAATAAGCCTGATGGCATGGGCACCAAAACCAGCGGCATTAAAACCCGTGGCAATGGCTGCGCCACAAAAGGGACGATTGCCCGTGGGCCAATGGCATAAGACATGAACTACGTTGAACTGAAGCAAAACATTGCGGACATCTGTGAAAACTCTTTCACAGAGGATGAGTACGCTCTGTTTGCAAAGCAGGCAGAACAGCGTATCTACAACACAGTGCAGCTTGCAAACCTGCGGAAAAACGTGACTGGCTCACTGACCTCTGGCAACAAGTACCTGCAAGCGCCGGATGATTTTTTGTCCACTTACTCGGTGGCTGTTATTGACGCATCGGGCAACTATACGTACTTGCTAAACAAGGATGTGAACTTCATCCGTCAAGCATATCCAAATGCGTCCGCAACGGGGCTTCCAAAGCACTATGCTATTTTTGGACCGCAATCAAACGATGTAAACGAACTGAGTTTTATTGTTGGCCCAACGCCAAGCGCAAGCTACGCGGTTGAGTTGCATTACTACTACTACCCCGTGTCCATTGTGACGGCTGGTCAAACTTGGCTTGGCGATAACTTTGACTCGACGTTGCTCAACGGCGCTTTGGTTGAAGCCATTCGCTTTATGAAGGGCGAGCCTGACATGGTTAAGCTGTACCAAGAGATGTATCTTCAGTCTGTTGCTTTGCTTAAAAATCTGGGTGATGGCAAGCAGCGCATGGATGCTTACCGCGATGGTCAAGTTAGGATACCCGTTTCATGATTGTTCAAACCCAAACTACATCGTTTAAAGCGGAGCTGTATCAAGCAGTCCACAACCTGCTCACCGACACAATCAAAATTGCGCTGTACACATCTGCTGCAGATTTAAACGAGGACACGACAATTTACAGTTCCTCCAACGAAGTTGTGGCATCCGGATATACGGCGGGCGGCAACACGCTTACTGGGGCTGCACTGGGCACTTCGGGCTACACGGCTTATGTTAACTGGGCGAATACGAGTTGGACTTCAAGCTTAACTGCACGATGCGCTCTAATTTACAATGCGTCTAAGGGCAACAAGTCAGTTGCAGTTTTGGATTTTGGCGCAGACAAAACTTCCGCGACTACATTCCTTATTACCATGCCTTCCAATACAGCGACATCCGCATTAATTCGCTCTTCAAATTAAGGGGTAGCTCATGACAAACGAATTTTCTAATTTTGGCGATCATGCGGAAGTTACCTTGCAGTGCAAGGCCGCTGGCAATGAGTCCGTGGGTATGGAAGGGCGCTATCATGTGGTGTGCCGTGATGCTGAGGGCAACGTTAAGTGGGAAGACTCTTTCCCAAATTTGGTCAACGCCGTGGGCAAGCAGTTAATGCTGGACACGTTACTGTCGGGCGCTGCGTACACCACTGTTGGCCCATTCCTTGGATTGATCTCTGGCACCGGTACTTTTGCCGCTGCGGACACTATGGTCACCCATGCGGGCTGGACTGAGTTTGTAAATTACACAGTTGGCGGCTCTGCTGTGCGCGGCACGGCGTCTTTCTCGTCTGCCACATCTACAGGCACCACGCCCACCAACGTGACCACCAAGACCGCCACATCCATCACCTACACCATCACGGGCGCAGGCGGCACGGTGGGTGGCTGCTTCTTGGTTACGGGTTCTGGCGCGGTCAATACGCAAAGCAGCACCGCAGGCACGCTATACAGTGCAGGCTCATTTGCAACGGCCCGAGTCACTACTGCAGGCGATACCGTTTCTGTTACTTACAGCACGACCGCAACTTCTTAAAAGGGGGCGTCAATGCCTTTAGTCCTCTCAAACCGTGTTCAAGAAACGGCCACAGCAAACACTACTGTAAGTTTTACGCTTACGGGTGCGGTGGCTGGTTTTCAGACGTTTGCCACCATTGGCGACACCAACACCACCTACTATTCGGCTACCGATAACGGGGGCAATTGGGAAGTTGGTCTTGGCACGTACTCAACAACGGGTCCAACACTAACTCGAACCACAGTCTACGCATCCAGCAACACTGGCAGCGCTGTGACGTTTTCCGGTGTGGTCAATGTTTTTGTGACCTACCCGTCGGGCCGGTCGGTCAATCTTGATGCAAGCGGCAACGCCTCTGCGCTGGGAACGCCCGTCAGCGCCACTTTGACCAACGCTACAGGCTTGCCAGTTGCTACAGGCATCTCGGGCTTGGGCTCTGGTGTTGCCACCTTCTTAGCCACTCCAAGCTCTGCCAACCTTGCCTCGGCGGTAACAGACGAAACAGGCACAGGTGCTTTGGTGTTTGCCAATAGCCCCACGCTGGTCACTCCGGCTTTGGGCACTCCAGCCTCCGGTGTGGTAACTAACCTGACAGGCACAGCCTCCATCAACATCAACGGCACTGTAGGGGCTACAACGCCCAACACGGGGGCATTTACGGATTTGTCCTTCTCCGGCACGGGCACTTTCTCCGGGGGCACAGCCAACGGAGTGGCCTACCTCAACGGCTCCAAAGTCCTGACCACTGGGTCTGCGCTGACGTTTGATGGGACAAATTTTGGTGTTGGGACGAGTTCGCCAGCTTATAAGTTGGATGTGAACACAGTAGGAGGGGGCGCAGCTACTGCACGGTTAAACGGCAACGATCAATCAAACGTCAGACTGCGCCTTGAGAACGGCGGCTCTGGTGGTCGCACTTGGGAATTGGTTGGAGGCCTGCCGGGAGCAAACAACTCCAACTTCAGCATTTTGGATGTAACGGGAGGTACAATCCCGTTTACCATTAATTCTTCCGGCGTTATTACCGCAACACAAGATGTCTTAGTCAACGGCCTCACCGTAGGCCGTGGTGCAGGTGCTGTGGCTACCAACACAGCGGTGGGTAATAGTGCCTTAGTCCTCAACACTACCGGATTTTTTAACACAGCGGTTGGCTACTCTGCTGGTTACGCAAACACTACGGGCAACTCCAATACGGCCGTTGGATATAACTCGCTTCCGTCAAATACGACAGGCTACGCCAATATCGCTATTGGCAGAAACGCCTTGGTTGCAAATACAACCGGGTATCGCAATATTGCCATTGGCTCTCAAGATGAAATTTCTGTCTACGGCCCACTTCGGTCAAACACGACCGGGACTGACAATAACGCAGTAGGCAATGGGGCGTTGCAAGCCAACACAACTGGCGCTAACAACACTTCGTTCGGTAGCCTATCCCTCTACGCCAACACCACAGCCTCCAACAACACTGCTGTTGGTTATCAGGCAGGGTTTAGCAATACTACTGGTGCATCAAGCACGGCGGTTGGTCGTGGGGCTTTATATAGCAACACCACAGCAGGTGGTCATGTAGCAATTGGCGCAGATGCCTTGTACTCCAACAATACCACGGGGGGTGGAACCAACATCGGCGTTGGGTCTGGTGCTGGCTATTCCATTGCCACAGGCGTGGGTAATATCGGTATTGGCCAAGGCGCACTCTACGCTACGACAACTGGCTCTAACAATACGGCAATCGGAGGGTACGACGGCGTTGGGGCGGCTGCGTTACGGTTCAACACCACAGGCGCAAATAACGTCGCTGTGGGTGCGGGTTCATTGCAAGCCAACACCACCGCCAGCAACAACACTGCTGTGGGTTATCAGGCGGGGTACAGCAATACGACAGGCACAAACAACTCGTATGTTGGTCAAGGCGCTGGATACACGGCTACAACAGCCTCAAACAACACAGCAATGGGAAACGGTGCTCTCAATTTGAACACCGGAGACAACAACGCCGCATTTGGCATGTCGTCCTTGTTTTCAAACGCCGGAGGCACTCGGAACTCTGCTGTTGGGCAGGGGGCACTTTTTGCTAACACCACTGGCAGCTACAACACTGCCGTGGGTATGCAGGCACTTTTATCCAACACCACGGCTTCCTACAACACCGCAGTCGGGTATCGCGCATCGGCTACAAGCACTACAGCGACAGAAAACAACGCCTTTGGGCGTCAAGCTCTTGAGGTTGCAACAACCGGGGGTGGCAACGCTGCATTTGGCTCCGTATCGCTTGGCGCAACAACTACTGGCGAGTCCAATTCCTCGTTTGGTGTGTTCTCAATGGCGAACAACACCACGGGCGGTTCAAACACTGCCGTTGGCTACCAGTCTCTTAACGCCAACACCACGTCTTCTGCCAACACCGCTGTCGGCTTTCAGTCTGGTTACCTCAACACCACAGGCCGGGTTGTGGCGCTTGGCTACCAAACGGCCTTCAGCAACACCAGCGGAAGCATCACAGCCATTGGCTGGAAGTCTGGGTATGCCAACACCACAGGCATTGCCAACACTGCGGTGGGCAACTCGTATGTCACTTACGCCCCGATGGAGTTCAACACCACGGGTTCGTACAACTCTGCGTTCGGTGAGGGCGCTTTGGCGCTCAACACCACAGCAAACTACAACACAGCCGCTGGCTATCAGGCTGGGTATAGCAACACAACCGGGGCCAGCTTAACTGCTATTGGTGCTTTTTCTCTTCATGAAAATACAACGGGCACAAACAACTCCGCACTTGGAGGCTCTGCTTTATACGCCAACACAACTGGCATCGCCAACGTAGGGGTTGGTTCAGAAGCCCTCCGCAATAACACCACCGCCGCCTACAACACCGCTGTCGGGTACACCGCCGCTTACACCAACACAACTGGCACAAAAAACACGGCTATCGGGCAGTCTGCGCTGTACTACAACACCACAGGCAACTACAACACAGCGATTGGCACGGAGGCACTGGTAAATAACACCACCGCCAACGATAACACTGCGGTCGGGTTCTACGCCGCATACGCCAATACAACTGGCACAACCCTGACAGCTATTGGCCGGGGCGCTCTTTACTCCAACACCACAGGCTCAAATAACACTGCAATTGGTAATCAAGCCTTGGTGTTTAACACCACCGCTTCCAACAACACTGCTGTTGGTTATCAGGCGGGGTATAGCACAACAACTGGGACAGGTATTACTGCATTTGGCTATCAAGCCGCTTACACGCACACCGCAACAAGCCCTAATTTTGCGGATACCTTTATTGGTTATCGTGCGGGATACTTGACTACAACTGGTCAAGACCTGACTTTTATAGGTGGTTTTGCTGGCAACTCAAACACTACAGGAGCAAGCAACGTAGCTGTTGGTGGGGGCGCATTTTTTGCTAACACTACAGGGTCAAATAACACTGCTGTAGGTTATCAGTCCCTGTACGCCAACACGACTGGCGCAGATAACTCCGCATTAGGTATCAGTAGCCTCTACACTAACACCACCGGGGCTAGCAATTCAGCAATGGGCAATGCGGCCTTGTATCTCAATACATCTGGAAGTTACAACACCGCCTTTGGTCAGCAAGCGCTTCGCTCCAACACCACAGCCTCCAACAATACCGCTGTAGGTTATCAGGCGGGATACAGCAACACTACCGGATATGATCTTGTTGCTGTTGGTCGTGAGGCGCTGTACTCAAACACTACTGGTTTTGAGAATACCGCATTGGGGCGTTCTGCACTTAGGGTGAACACAACTGGTAGTTACAACACTGCGGTTGGTATTTATTCGCTGCAAGCAAACACCACCGGAACTCAGAATACGGCGGTTGGCCGATACGCCCTTCAAGCGGTAACGACCGCAAATAACAACACCGCGATGGGCAACGGAACTGCGCAGGCGCTGACCACTGGTGTTGACAACACAGCGATTGGTGAGCAGGCGCTGTACAACACCACAACCTCTTCGTACAACACGGCAATTGGTCGCCAAGCCTTGTGGAGCAACACCACAGCCAACAACAACACTGCTGTGGGTTATCAGGCAGGGTATAGCAACCAGACTGGTTTTTATCAAACCTTTGTCGGGACTGAGGCGGGGTACAGTACAACAACAGGAGACAACTCTGCTTTTGGGTACAGAGCGCTTTACACCAACACAACTGGCACTTTGAACTCGGCCATTGGCGAACTGTCGCTTTGGGCAAACACAACAGGCTCGAGCAACACTGCCGTGGGAGTGCAGGCACTTGCGGCAAACACCACAGCCTCTAACAACACTGCTGTGGGTTATCAGGCGGTTTACAGCAACGTCACTGGTACAGAAAATGTCGGTGTTGGCTATCAGGCTTTATATTCCAACACAGGCAGTTACAACACCGCAGTCGGATACCGCGCACTTAAAGAAACAACCACCGCAGTTGAGAACACCGCAATGGGCGATTCTGCGGGGCAAAATCTTACAACTGGCGGCAATAACACCGCGATTGGTTCAATTGCGCTTGTTACGGCGACTACTGGTACTGACAACACAGCAGTTGGCAAATCTGCATTGCGACTTGCCACAACTGGCCTTGGCAATACGGCGCTTGGGTCTTTTGCGCTTCCGGCCAGCACCACAGGCAACTACAACACTGCGCTTGGTTATCAGGCTGGATTTGTCCTTACAACGGGGACATACAACACTTTTGTTGGCATCCAAACGGGGTACAACACGACTGGAAATTCAAATACTTTTGTTGGCACTGGCGCTGCTGGCTCTGCTGGAGCGCAAGTAACAACAGGCTCACGCAACACCATTCTTGGCGCATACGACGGCAACCAAGGTGGCCTCGACATCCGCACTGCCAACAACTACATCGTGCTGTCTGATGGGGCTGGGAATCCACGGGGTGTGTTTGATGCTTCTGATAACTTCTTGGTGGGCACGAAAAGCACAATGAACGGCATTGGTTCGGATGCAAAAATTGGGCTTCAATTAAGTGGTTCTGTAGGCAATTTTGTTGTTCAAAATTCTGTTGATAACAACATCTATTTAGCAAAAGTTTCTGGTTACACAAGCAGCACTTTTATACAGTTTTCAGTTAACGGGACTAATGTCGGCAACCTTACAACCAACGGAACAAGCATTCAATTAGACAAGGTTTCAGGCATCACCTTCCCCGCCACTCAATCCGCATCAGCAAACGCCAACACGCTGGATGACTATGAGGAGGGGACGTTTACCAACTACCTAAACTTTGGGTCAAACACAGGAAGTGGTACAGGCATCACCTACGATTACGGCGCTGGTACTTACGTCAAAATCGGTAAGGTCGTGACCATTCGGTACGGATTTGCTATAACCAACAAAGGTTCAAGCACGGGCACTGCATACTTGACAAACTTGCCGTTCAGAGTTGAGTCCCTGTCTTACGCTGATGCAACATCAATTGCTGGTTACGGCGTAATGAGCTTGCCCGCTTCAAATTATGGTGTAACGGTAGTGGGGCAAAACAATGCTTACGCAGCCACAATTTGTACAAACGGTTCGTCGGCAACTTCAGCGATTGACCACTCTAATTTCAACGACACGTCGTATATTTTTGGCACTCTTGTCTACACAACTTTGGATTAAAAGGAAACCATCATGGCTTTTTCGGAAGTAACTTACATTTCGCAATTCAACATCCAATCAGACGGGTGCATAGCCGTCCGAAAAACAACGGATGTTTTGAAAGATGGTGCTGTTATCTCGTCAACGTACTCGCGGGATATTCTTGCCCCAAATGACCCTCGTGCGCCAGAGGTGCTTGCTGAGGCTTACTACCTCAACATCGCCAATTACGCTTGGAGCCAGCCATCTCCACAGCCGTATGACCCTAACCCACCAACTCCCGGAGTTTGAACATGACCACCTTTACCACAACCATCACTTCTATGTACACGCTCGACACTCCCGATCCGGGGTACGTCGTTAATGCTCTTTGGCAGGTAACCGGGGTGGACGGCGACAACACCGCCTCCATCGGCGGCAACACGCAGTTCAGTTCTGCTGACCAAGAGGGCGCATTCATCCCTTACGAATCGCTGACTGAAACTCAAGTCGTTGCGTGGATTCCCGCCAACCAGATCGAGAGCGCACAAGCCTGTGTGCAGGGCCAACTGGATTCGATGGCAAACCCACCTGTCAGCCCACAAAATACACCACTTCCTTGGAGCGCAGCATGAACTTGAACCTTGAACCAAACGAAGTGCAATTCATCTTGCAGGTCTTGGGTGAGATGCCAGCCAAGTCTGGCGTGTGGCCTTTGATCGTCAAGATTCAAGAGCAAGCAGCATTGCAAGTTAAACCACCTGAACAGGCTGAGCAGTAATGTTTGGGTAAAAGTTATGTTTGGCACCTCAAGTTTTGCAGAAGCGCCTTTTGCTTCACTGGCAAAGGCAAACATTTTTCTGTCGCTTGCAGAAAACTTTGGTGCGGCTGACTTAAATTTTACCAACAGTGATATTCTTCTGTCGGTGACGGAAGACCTGAGCAGCGCCGATACCCCAACGGTTAGCCAAGGGGTTTTTGTTCAGGTTACTGAGGGTTTAAACAGCGCGGATGCCAACACTGTTACTGCAGCCTTTCAAATCGTCATAGAAGAAAATTTGCGAATGGCAGATGGCTTTGAAGTTTTTGGCTGGATTAAAATTGTTGACGTGCAGGTTGCAAACTGGGTAAACATAAACGATACACAGAATCCCCTGTGGACCCCCATCAATAATTCTCAGTAGAGGTGCATCATGACAACAGCAGCAACATCACTTTTAGGGTTGGCGCTACCGGTACAAGGTGAGCTATCGGGTACTTGGGGGGATACGGTCAACAACTCCATCACCTCGCTTGTGGATTCAGCGGTTGCGGGTACAACCACAATCTCCGCAGATGCCGACATCACCCTCACCGCAACTACGCTTGCCGCCAATCAGGCGCGTCAGGCCGTCATACTCTGGACGGCTGGCGGGACTGTTACCCGTAATATCACTGCCCCAGCGCTGAGCAAGACCTACGTGGTCATCAACAAAACCACCAGCACCCAGAGCATTGTGATTCGCGGGGCTGGCCCCACCACGGGCGTCACAGTGCCAAGCGGGAATGCGTATCTTGTTGCGTGGAATGGCGTGGATTTTGTAAAGATTGACGCAGACGCCGCAACCCTGACGGGAACGCAAACCCTGACCAATAAGACAATCAGCGGATCAAGCAACACGCTGACAAACATTGGCAATGCCTCTCTGACAAACAGCACAATCTCCGGAACGGCGTTGGGCTCAAACTTGCCCGCCTTAACAATTGGTTCCGGCCTGAGTGGCACAAGTTACAACGGGTCGTCTGGAGTTACTGTTGCGATTGACTCAACAGTTGCCACATTGACCGGCACACAGGTCTTGACCAACAAGGAAGTTGTCAAGCGAGTGGTTGCGGTAGCAGACGGAACATCCATCACGCCAGATGCGGATACCTCCGACATCGTGACGCAGGCCAACACGCAGGCCATAGGCACCTTGACCATGAACGCACCCTCTGGCTCTGCTGTAAACGGCCAAGGGCTGGTAATCCGCATGTCCAGCACTGCGGTGCAGACCTTTGCTTGGAACGCCATCTACCAAGGGTCAGCAGACCTTCCTTTGCCGCTTACGACCTCTGGCGCAAGCAAGACGGACTACCTCGGTTTCATCTACAACAGCACCACCACCAAGTGGCAGGTCCTTGCCAAGAACTTCGGTTTTTAAGGAATTGACATGGCAACGTACTACTGGGTAGGTGGCAGCGGCACTTGGGATGCTTCAGCCACAACCAACTGGTCTGCAACGTCGGGCGGGGCAGGGGGTGCTGGCGTTCCAACATCCGCAGATGATGTGGTGTTTGATATTAACTCGGGGCCGGGATCACCAATATCAACAATAACTGTTTCATCTGCAATTTGCAAATCGTTTTCAACAACAAATGTTGCGCCAGTAACTTTTGTTGGTGGCGTGCTTAGGGTATATGGTTCGTTCCAGCTTTTAGCGGACCCCGGACCCGTTGGGTTTAATGTTGATTTGCGGCTTAACCCGTCAACAGCATCAGGCCTTGTATTTAACAGCATAGCAGCCATTTCGTTTTTACAAATTTTTGACGTGCTTGGGTTGCCAACCACAATTACACTGAACTCAAATATCACATCACCACTTGTACGAGTGCAGGTTGGGCTTGTGCCGTCTGGAACATATTCAATTAACTGTGAGAGTTTTGAGTTAATAAACTCTACGTCCGCTAAAGTTTTGGGGTCGGCATCTTACCCTTTGGCAATTAACGTTGCACCCCCAGCGGTAATGCCTAGTACTGCTTTTTTAGATAACTGGGGAGGGGCAAACGATAGCATTGTTAACACGACGCTGACGCTTACACCAAATGCCAGTATAAATTACATACAGTCTCAAACTTTAAGCACAAACACCGCCAAGCAGATTGATTTTAATGTCACTGGAGGAATAACTAATTTGGATGTAACCGGACCACTACTTCGCAACATTACAATTACAAATGCAGAATTACGTATAGCAACAAATACAGATTTATTTGGCGTATTTTCTATTGTCGGAAATTCAACTGTAACATCTGACGATGGCTCTTTAAGTTTTAATTACATTAAAATTACCAAAAGAGCTGGAAGCCCAAATGTATCTCGTGCTCTGAGCGTGCCCGGAACGTCCCAATGGATAAACATTGGGCTGAGGAATACGGTTGCAGCAGGCACAGACACGATTTCAATTGCTGGCAACTTTGGCACTTTGGCAAACCCGATTGGGGATTTTTATACTGGTGCGGCATCAGTCGGATCGGGTGCGGTGTACGCATGGACTGTCTTTCTGTTAACAGGAGCTTCATTATCCAGCACGGTATTTAATCCCGTCATAAATTTTAGTATATCTTCAGGCGCATCCGTAACGGGTACTTATACGGTCAACATTAACTCGGCAGTTTTAAACACAAACGGTATTTTGGTTCCAAACTTGAATATCTCTGGCACTGGCGCGTCACAGGTAACAACCAACCTTCTTACGACAAACTTATCAATCACAACGGTCTTGGGTGGTGGTGATGGAGGTCTGCTTGTCAGCAATGGCTCCACCATAACGGTGAATGGAACATTTACTCTGGCTGGTGCGTCTGCAAGTGACATTGTGGATTTCCGTGCTTATGACCTGTATGGCACTACCCCACTGCCGTGGTCTGTAATCAAATCTTCGGGTGTTGTAAACGCCGTCAACGCAAGGATTGCCTACTCCAACGCTTCCGGCGGGGCCATCTTTCAGGCGTTTGATACCAACGGCTGTATTGACGGTGGCAACAACACTGGCTGGGTTTTTAGACCGTCACTGGGCAACTTCTTTGCGTTTATTTGAACGGCAAGCATTATGTTGGCGGAACTTGCCGCCGCGAACGCGGCCTTTGCAGTAATAAAAGGCGCTCTAGCTAACGGCAAGGAGCTGTCTGCGCTCGGCTCGCGGGTATTTGATTACTTCGACAACAAAGCCAAGATTCAGGAATCTGCCACCAAAAAGGGGGGCGGCAGCGACATAGAAGAATTCATGGCGCTGGAGCAACTGAACGCTCAAGAAGTTGAGTTGCGTGAGCGCATGGTCTACGAAGGTAGACCCGGCATGTGGCAAGACTGGCAGAAGTTCCAAGCCGCCGCTGCCCGTAGGCGCAGGGAGGCCAAGGAAGAAGCTGCCAGAGAAGCAAAGAGGCGGCAGCAACAGCTTGAAGACATGGTTGAGTACATAGCCATCGGATTGGGAGTAATCGTCCTTGCTGGCCTTCTAGTAGGCGGCATCGTTCTTTACATGAAGCACCTGCGATGAGTCAAAAACCTGAGTCCATCATTGACAAGGTGCTGACCTATGTAGACAGCCCGTTCAAGCTGTTTGCCATCCTCATCATGGGCGTTGTGGCCTTTGCCGGGTACTTCCTTTGGCAGAACCAGACCTTCATGTTTGACGCTTACAAGGAATCAAAGAAGCTGCCGGAGATCAACGCTGCAAGGGCCGATGATGCCAGTTCCATGCTGCTCAAAAAGACAGGTGCAACCGTGGTGGCTGTGTTTAAGGTTAACCCGCTGTTCAACAGCCGGGTGCTATACAAAGCCTATACCAAGGACGGGCGCGACAAGACGATTGAAGACATTGATGTGGGGCTGTTCAGCCAGAACGCTGCCAACAACTCTGATGTGGTCAAGCTGATGACCAACGAGATTCCCTGCGGGGACTACCGCTATGCTCAGTCTGAGGTGGGCCTGTGGTACTTGGAGAAGGGTGTGACGTTTACCTGCCGGGTCAGCGTTCCACCTGACTCGCATCGTTTTGTTGGGCAAGTCACTGTCGGCTGGACAGAACCGCCAAAAGACATTGAGCAAGTAAAATTCATGCTGGAGATTGCCAGCGCCATGCTAACCAAAAGGGGTAATTGATGCTTTCACTATTCTCAACTCTTGGGGGTCTGTTGATCTCCGGCCTGCCAAAGCTGCTGGAGTACTTCCAGAACAAGGCTGACCAAAAGCACGAACTGGCACTGGCGCAGATGCAGACCGAACGTGAGTTGCAAATGGCCGCTGCTGGTTTTGCAGCGCAGGCCAAGATCGAGGAAATCCGCACTGAACAGGTCGCCATGCAGACCCAAGCGCAGATGGCCGAGGCCGAAGCTGGCATGGTGCAAGGCGCTCAAGAGCACGACAAGGCAGTGCTGGCTAAGGCGTCCACATGGGTGGCTAACTACGTGGGCACTGTGCGCCCTACGGTGACATACATCTTTGTGTTTGAGCTGTGTGCCATCAACGCTTTCATGGCGGTCTACTTGTGGAACCATCCTGACCTGATTACCAGCATTGACGATGTTGTGAAGTATGCCGACCTGCTGTTCAGCGCCGATGAGATGGCGATGCTTGGTGGCGTGATCGGCTTCTGGTTCGGGTCACGCGGCTGGAGCAAGAAGTGAAAACTTCAGACAAAGGCATCCACTTGATGCACGAATTTGAGGGCTACCGAAACAAGCCCTACAAATGCAGTGCAAAAATCTGGACTGTTGGGTGGGGCCACGCCATGTACGGCGATCAGTTGCGCCTGCCCAACGTGCGTACAGGAACATACACCGGGATGATCCGTGATGACTACCAACTCAAACCCGAGGACAGCCGGGTCTGGTCGAAAGAGGAACTGGTTGAGATTTTCAAAGATGACCTCGTTTCTTTTGAACGCAGTGTTCTTCGACTTGCTCCCAATCTGGCTGGCCATCAGTGCAAGTTTGACGCTTGCGTCGCTCTGGCCTTCAATGTAGGCTCGGGCAACTTCCAGCGCAGCACCATCCGCCAGAAAATTTTGCGAGAGGACTGGGAAGGCGCAGCAGAAGCGTTTATGTCTTGGTCAAAAGCTGGAGGCAAGGTGTTGCCGGGACTGGTGCGCCGCCGCAAAGCAGAGATTGCGCTGTTCCTGAGTTAAGTGCGAAAATGCCGTGAAACTGAGGTAACCCTTCATGCCGCTAAAAAAGATTGTCTTCAAGCCCGGGATCAACCGCGAGAACACTCGGTACACCAACGAGAACGGATGGTACGAGTCCGACAAAGTGCGTTTCCGTCAAGGAACTCCCGAGAAGATTGGCGGCTGGGTGCGTCTTTCTGCCAACACGTTTGCGGGTGTTTGCAGATCACTATGGAATTGGGCCACCCTTGGTTACCAAAACCTGATGGGGGTGGGCACCAACGTAAAATTTTACATTGAGAACGGCGGGGCTTATTACGACATCACCCCAATCAGCGTAGCACGCACGCTGACCAACCCCTTCACCACAGACGGCACAACCACAGTAGCGGTGACTGATGCTTTGGGTGGTTATATTGATGGCGGATACGTAACCTTCTCTGGCGCTACCGCAGTGGGAGGCCAGATCATTAGTGGTGAGTATCAGATCAATCTGATCAGCACTACGTCCTACAGCATCACAATAGCTTCACCCGCCACTGCCGCAACCGGGGGCGGCACTGTAAGTGCCGTGTATCAGATTGCACCGGGTCCGGCCATTGTTGCCCCGCAAACCGGCTGGGGTTCTGGCGCATGGAGTTCGGGCGTATGGGGTGACAGCGAGTCATCTTCAGACCCCCTTCGTCTGTGGAGCCAAGGCAACTTTGGGGAAGACTTGCTGTACGGGCCGCGTGGGGGTCCGATCTATTATTGGGATGCCAGCATTGGTTATGTTGCTCCAACGGTAACCATATCTATCGCTTCACCTGCGCTGGTGAGCACCTCACTAAACCTGCCGGATTTGACTGCGATCACACTCCAGACTACCGGGAATCTACCCACGGGCCTTACGCCGGGAACAATATATTACACACGATTTGTATCGCTAACCACTTTTAATCTGTCGGCCACACCTACTGGGGCTCTGATCACCACTACTGGCACTCAGTCGGGGACTCAAAGCATTTCGCCTCGGGGCATAGACCTTACATTGATGGGCGGGTCTCTTTCTGCCCCGGTGAGCCAAAATTACTTTCTTGTTTCAGATGTCAGCAGGTTCGTGATTTGCTTTGGCACAAACGACTATCTCAGCTCGGTGTTCAACCCAATGTTGATCCGGTGGTCGGACCAAGAGAATGCTCTGGATTGGGTCCCAAGCGCTACAACGCAGGCGGGTAGCGTCACGCTATCCCATGGCTCTGAGATTGTCACAGCTCTGCAGAGCCGCCAAGAAATTTTGGTCTGGACAGATTCAGCCTTGTATTCCTTGCAGTACCTTGGCGCTCCGATTGTGTGGGGCACACAGTTGCAAGGCGACAACATATCCATTATCAGCCCCAATGCGGCAGCGGTAGCATCGGGTGTAACGTACTGGATGGGCGTGGACAAGTTCTACAAATACGACGGTCGTATCTCAACCCTGCGGTGTGACCTGCGTCGGTACATCTACAGCGACATAAACCTGACTCAAGCGGATCAAATTTTCTCAGGAACAAATGAAGGCTTCAACGAAGTTTGGTTCTTCTACTGTTCAGAAAATTCCAACGTGGTTGACAGATATGTGGTGTACAACTACACAGAAAATAACGGCGAAGGCGTTTGGTACTACGGGTCGTTGGAGCGAACCGCATGGATTGACAGTGGGTTGCGTAACTACCCAATCGCAGCCACTTACGTCAACAACTTGGTGACTCATGAAAACGGCGTGGATGACGGAACCTTAGCCGATCCCGTGGGGATTTCTGCGTCCATTACCAGCGCACAGTTTGATATTGACGACGGCAACAACATGGCGTTTTCGTGGCGCATGCTCCCCGACTTGACCTTTAACGGGTCCACGGACGGGACAACTCCAAGTCTCACCATGCAGTTGCTGCCGCTCAAGAACTCAGGATCAGGGTACAACAACCCCAAGTCCGTGGGTGGTGTAAACACGAATGCCGAGGCCACGATCACCGCAACCCAGAGTTACCCGATTGATCTCGATACGTACAATGGGCAGGTCAACATTCGGGTCAGGGCGCGTCAGATGGCTATGAAAATTGCATCAACTCAACTGGGTACTCAGTGGCAGTTGGGAAGTCCACGTATTGAACTTCGCACCGATGGACGGAGGTAATCATGACGGGTCTTGTTACGTCCGAAAGACAACTGAGCCAAGTGGTAGCACCACGCCTGCCCAACGCGCCGCTGGTGTACGAGGCTCGCTACCTTGACCAGTTGAACAACATCCTCCGTCTGTACTTCAATCAACTCGACAAGATCGTTGGGCAATTGAGGGTGGAGTCTCCCTACACTGTGGCGACTTTGCCCAGCGCAGTAACCTCTGGCTTGGGTGCAAGAGCATTCGTATCCGACGCACTGACCCCCACATTTGGTGCTACTGTGGTTGGTGGCGGAGCGGTGGCCGTGCCTGTATATTCAGATGGCACTAACTGGAAAGTTGGCTAAGCCATCGCTTAGATCAAAATGACAAAGATGAATTACTTTCCACTCCCGCCTGAAGTTGCCACAATTCCCTTGGATGACTACACGGGAATTCTTGCTTTTTCAGGGGGCGTTGAGTCTACTGCGTTGATGGCGCACCTCAAGAGGACTGGTGAGAAGTTTGTGGCGTTTAACTTTGCGCTATCGTTGCCGGAGCCGCCGTATGGCCCGATTGAGGTGTGGCTTGCAACTCAGCGGATTAACGCTCGGTTGATTGCCGAAAAGATGGATGTCCCCATGATGGAGATAGACCTCCAGATGACCAACTTGGGGACCATCCGTAACGAAACGCCAGAGTACAAGTATTCGTTTCAGCGTTGGTATATCTCGTTCTTTCTTGGCATGCTGACTGTGTACAACCCGCAGATTAAAAACCTGTATTACGGTCTGAACAACGAGGACACTACAGCCGTTAACCCTCAAATGAGGGGGCAAATGGAAACATTTATGGGAGTTATGACTGGGGACAACCGGTTGCGGACTCCACTGTCGCACTTGACCAAAGCTCAACAGTGGGAAATCATTCCTGACGATGTTAAGCCGCTTGTTTTGACCTGTTTTGGCGGCGTTTGCGGTACGTGCTTTAAGTGTAAAGAGCGCATTGATGCGGGGATACCACTGAAATGAACAACGATATTATTAGCCGGTTAATGGCTGCTGGTTTGGTGGCGTCTCCAGATGTCAATTGGCCTACCGTCTACTTTGATGGAGGGGGCGCTGCGGGCGGTGATGGCGGTGCTGCCGCCGGGGGCGATGGTGGTTCTGCTGCCAGTGGTGATGGTGGAGATGGCGGCACGGGTGCTGCCTCCTCTGCCGCTGGAGGTGATGCTGGACCCGGAGCGGCTGGCACGGGCGACGGTAGTTCTGCTGGTGCTGGCGCTGGCGCTCCCGGTGGTGGCAACGCTGCTGGCGGGGAGGGCAATAGCGGGGATGGCGGCACAGGCGACAGCTCAACCGCCGCCGATGGACCCTCTGCCGATGGATCGCCCGGAGGCCCCAACACAGGGGATGCCCCTCTTCCCCGGGAAAAAATACTCCGTTCAAAAACATCCTATAAAGGCCCAAGCAAGGAAACCACACAAGCCGATAAAGACCGGATTGTTCAGCAAATTTTAGGGCAAGGAATTACCTCAAAGTGGTCTGGTCAGGGGCATGGCTCCGCGCAAGCCAACGCGGAGGATATGGCGCGTATTTTGACAAGTATTGGTATCACCGATATCCGTCAGTTTGGTCAAATCCCGCAATATGAACAGCTAGATACTTACCACTCATACAGTGGTCGCCCCGCGTATCAGACGCAAGATGGAACTTGGGCTTATACGTTAGGCCCCAGCGATAGAAAGGCTGGAACAGAGGTGCCAGTTCCCGGCGGCAAAGAAAATGTTCAAACGCAGTACGGCTACATGGATGGTGGGCAATTCACTCCAGTTGATCTAGCAAAAGTTGAGTTTGACAATGGCGTCCCAATTACGGCAACCGGTCAATCTGTTTACGGCAACAAACTTACAAATCAGTCCGTACCCAACACATATAGCGAGCGTCAAACAGGTAACGCTTGGGGCGGCACGTTTGCGGGCAAAGGAAACACGGGCTACCGCGTGCAGTTCACGCCGGATGGCATGCCCATCTTCTATACAAGTTATGCGTCGAGCAACGACTTAGCCAACCTCATGCAAGACCTTGGCCCTGTTGGTCAGATCGCCATAGCGGTTGCCACTGGGGGGCTGTCCATTCCGCAGCAAATTGCCGCTCAAATGGCAATTCAAGTTTTGAGCGGGGGGGACTTAGAGGACGCCATTAAGGGTGCCGCCATCAGCTTGGCGGTCTCAAACATTCCCGGCGCAGATTTTATGAAAGATGGCGCTTCGTACCTAAACGGAATTGATTCATCTGGCGTTTTAACTAGATCATTTCAAACCGCTGCTACATCGGCAACAAAAGCAATACTGACTGGGCAAGATATCTCAGATGCGCTACTGTCCGGGGCCGTCTCCGGCGGTGTGTCGGGTGCTGTGGACTTCATGGCAAAAGGCATAGATGGTTTTGACGATCTCTCAAAGGCAGAGCAGGCGGCAGCAAAGACCGCAATAAAGGGCGTTATTTCTGGCAAGCCGCTTGATCAAGTTTTGATTAACTCGGCAATCTCTGCTGCAAACACGCAGATCAAAGTAGAGAAAGACAACAAGGCGGCAAAAGACGCTGGCTGGGCTGATTACGCTACGCAACAGGCGGCCAAGTTAGCCTACGGCCCCAAGATTACTCCCGAAGAATATGCGGGTACTCCGGGTATTTCAAACCGTGTTGTGGATGAAACTACCCCACAGGGCGACGTAGTGCAGCAGTTGACTGATGCTGGATTAGAAGATGACAAAGTTAATTTGCCGTCAGGAACTCAACTGGCGGGGAGCAACTACCAAGGTGAGTTTCAAGGTTTTACATACGACCCAAACTATGTCACCTCTGATGGCGGCACCGGCATATACCGTCCAACCGAAACTGATGAAAAAACAGAAAGCACGCTGGACTCATTAAAAAATGTTACCTCGGAAACAACCGCTGCCAATACTGCGCCAGACTGGGTAAAAACGTCCGCCAATGAAAAAGTGGTTGGTCTTGAATTTGGAGCAGATGGTGAGCCAAGGTATCAAGTTGAGCGCGTCAATCCCAATGACCCAACTCAGGTTTTCAAATACGAGGTAATTAAAGACGCTGAAACTGGCGCAGTATCCTACGAGTACGGCGGCATGTCTGGGGATTCAATGGAGTCGGTTAGCGCAAGCAACCCGCCTGCCAGCCCGTGGGATCGTGCGGAAGATACTGCTGAGCAGCCCTTTGTTGGACCAAGGTTGCCCGGCCAATCCGTTGGCCCGGAGCAAGAAGCCACCGAAGACCCATTTGGTCTACTGGGAACTCCTACGCTTGAAGAAATTATGAGCGGGTCACAACCGCTTACAAACACCATTCCGCTTGCTGAAGAACTTCCGGCAGTCAAACCGACCGATACCACAACGACCACCGGTACAACACCTCCAGCAACGGGCGGGGAAGTTGTGTCAGTTGACCCCGACACGGAAACAGCTCTCGTTGTTGACGGCAATGGCAATGTAAACGTGGTGGACAACACTGATGGCACTCTTGCGCCCGGAGACATCATTCCTTCCGACGCCACAGCAACACTACCCATCAAAACCGATACAACATTACCCGCCGACGGCACAGCAACACTGCCAACAGCCAACATCACGTCCGAAGAGGTAAGGACAATTGTTGATGACGCTCTTAAAAACAACCCAAGCTTGACTGCGGAGGATGTGCAAGAGATTGTTTCGGATGCTGTTGCCACAATACCAAACTTGACCGCCGATCAAGTGCGGGAAATTGTTAGCGAAGAGGTAGCCAAAGCGCCAACTGGAGCAACTCCGACAGACGTAGAGAATGCCATAGATTCCTACATGGAGGCCAACCCCGGCTTGTCAAAAGCTGACGTAACAAACGCCTTTGAAGATTACATGGAGGCCAATCCGGGCTTAACCATTGACGAGGTAGCCACTGCGATTGATGCGGCAGTAGGTGACTTGGCTACTCAATCGTCATTTGAGAAACTTCAAGCTGATTTATCCGAAGAAATTCAAGCAGCAAAAGATATCGGACTTGAGGGTGATGCAGTATTGCAAGCTGGTTTAAACAGCCTATCTGAAAAGATGGGTGTTGATCAGGCTGACTTGCTTGCGCAGTTGGGCACTACAGAAGAAAACCTTCGTGCTGAATTTGCTACCGGCATCTCAAGTCTTGAGACCCAGATGCAAGAGCAGTACAACGCTCTGACTGATGCGCAGAAGGTGACTGTCGATGCTTTGGAGGCGCAAGGAACCAACCTTGCTGAGGCAATTGAGATCGCAAGGACTGAGGCTGAGGAACAGCTTACAGGTGCTGAGACTCGTCTCAATGATGCCATCGCTGCCGCAGAGGCTGCTGGATTGGGCCGTGATGAGGCCATCACTTCTGCCGTAGAGTCTGTGGCGTCCGAGCTTGGCACGACCAAAGAGGCGTTGTTGGAGCAACTTGGCAAGACGGAGAGTGAGCTGAGCGCTGAGATCGAAGCGCAGGGTGTTGAGTTTGGTGAGCAGTTGGGTGGTGTGCGGGATGATGTAGCTGACTTGGCTGCGGAACTGGGAACAACCAAAGACGACTTGCTTGAACAGCTTGGCTACACCGAGGAGGAGCTAAGAGACTTAATTGGCGCTCAAGGCACGGAGTTTGGCGAGCAGTTGGGGGAGACTGAAACCAACCTACTCGAGCGGCTTGGTTACACCGAAGATGAGCTGCGTGCGTTGATTGAGGGTCAGGGAGAAGCCTTTGGCGAGCAGTTGGGTGGTGTTCAGGACAGTGTTGCCGATTTAGCCGATGATCTTGGGACTACAAAAGACGAGTTACTGGAACAACTTGGTTATACCGAAGAAGAGTTGCGAGCCCTGATTGGCGAACAAGGAACAGAATTAGGCGCACAGATTGAGCAGCAAGGCGTCAATTTTGGCAATATGTTCTCTCAGTTTCAGACTGCGGCGCAAAAGCAAGCCGCTGCGTTGGCTGAACAAACTGCCGCTCAACGGGTGGCGGATCAGAGGGCTGCCGCAGAACGCGACCGTCAGGCCAACATTCAAGCCACCACAAATCGCGCTCAGATAAGTACCCAAGATATCATGCAGCAGCTTGAGTCCATGCAAAGGGCGGGGATGGCTCCGCAGCCTGTGCAGTTGGTCGAATCCAGTGCTGGCTTTGACCTGTCCAGCCCACTCAACACTGGATTCTTCAGCGGATTCCAGAGCAAAAAACCACAGCAAAATCAGCAGCCAACGACTAAAATCGCATCAGGTGGGTACATTGACGACCTACTGGCGGGGGATTTATCGGTGGATGAACTACTAGACCTCTTACGCTAAAGGAAATCAAGATGTCATACGAAGACGAACAAGATACGGTTGGTGCGCGGGATTACGATGTGTCGGCTGGCGATCAAGAGTTCATGAATTACATGACTCAAAACGCATTTGACGATTCTGGATTGAACTTAGGGTCGGTGGCGTATGACGACTCCGCCGTGGATTGGTCTGGTTACGGAAACCTGACCCCAGAGGAGCTTGGAAAGCTCAACACCATTACCGACTCAAACCAGCTAAACGCACTAGCAAACTTGGCCAAGTCAACTTTAGGTGATAAAGCTGGCGCGTTTTTAAAGAAATACTTGTTTGACCCAAGCAGCGGATCAGTTAATTTGGCTGGCTTAGGCACCGCTGCAGTAGCCTTAAAAATGCTGACAGGCGGCAATGAGGTTCAGACTGGCGGCTACAACAAGCCAATCCCCAAGCTCGATGCTGTGCGCGAGCAGGTTCAGTACAACGATCCCAATCGCGTCCCCGGCTCCACTGGCCGTCAGTATTTCACCGACACTCAGTATGTACCCCAAGGGGATGCGGACGCTATGTCTGCGGCAAAGGCCGCATCCACGGCACAAGCCTCCGGCCTACAAGCTGCCGCAAGAACTACGCCGACACCAGCAGCCAACCCATGGGCGGGAAAGATGAAAATGGCATACAACCCTCAACCCGTATCCAATACGGAAACGACTGGTGCGGGCTTGCCGCAAATCCCGGCCAAACTTACCGAGCAAGGCGGCATTCCGATGGCGGCAGGTGGTATTGCTGACGCAGGGCGTTACCTGCAAGGAGAAACAGATGGAATGGCTGACAAAATTCCAAGTAGCATTGATGGTGAACAACCTGCTGCGCTCAGTCACGGAGAGTTTGTCATTCCGGCTGACGTGGTATCTCATTTGGGCAACGGTAACTCTGATGCTGGCGCTCAAAAGCTCTATGAGATGATGAATCGAATCCGCAAGGCACGCACCGGCACGACCGAGCAGGGCAAGGAGATCAACCCTGACGAGTTCACCATGGGCGGCTTGGCTGCTGCTTACGCTGGCGGTGGCGCGGTGCAGAAGTTCAACACTGGCAACCTTGTTGCAGGTGGCGCTGGCGCAGCCGGCGGTGCCGCCGGTGGTGCTGGTGGAGCTGGCAGTGGGGTCATCCCATACGGTACCTCGGCGTCATCTCAGTTATCCCCTTGGGCTGGCGAGTACGTCACCAACTACCTTGCTCAAGGCGCGGCACTAGCCAATGCTCCGTATCAAGCCTACCAAGGCCCCCTTACCGCTGGCGCGTCAGACCTTCAGCAGCAAGCGTTTGCTGGCGGTAGCGAGATGGCGCAAGCTGGTTACCAGCCGGGTCAGTTCACCAACACGTTTACCCCGCAGATGGCTCAACAGTACATGAACCCGTACCTGCAGGCTTCACTTGATCCGCAACTCAAAGAGCTGAACCGCCAGTCTCAGATTGCCAGATTGGAAGACGCCGGTCGCTTGACCAAAGCTGGTGCATTCGGCGGCAGTCGTCAGGCCATTATGGAGTCTGAGGGTCGTCGCAACCTGCTGGACAAGCAGGCTGGCGTGCTCGGCACGGGGTACAAGACTGCCTATGACTTGGCTCAACAACAGTATGCGAAAGATCGTGGCGACGAAGAGTCTTCGCGTCAATTCGGAGCCAACTTTGGCATGAAGAGCATTGACCAGTTGTCCGGTCTGGGTGCTGTCCAGCGCGGCATTACCTCCGAAGGCATGGCCGCCGACAAGGCGCAGTTTGAAGAGCAGCGTGACTTTGCTTACAAGATGCCCCAGTACCAAAAAGACTTGCTGCAAGGCATCCCGGTCACAACGACTGCGACCACAAGCAACACCACGGAGTTGGGCAGGATTGGATCGGGGCTTGCGGACTTGCAAAAGCTATACGACAAACTGGCAAACCTCGGCCAGACAGCACCCACATAAGGAAGCAAGATGAACCTCGTACAGATCAACGAACGCCTTAAAGACCTGCCCATGCAGGTGGTGCAACAGTACGCCAACGGCATGAACCCCGAGGTGCCTCCTTACTTGGCGCTGGGTGAGTTGCAGCGCCGCGAGCTGTCGCAAAAGCAGATGGCTACTGCGCAGGGCGGTCAGCAAGCTCCTCAGCCCAGCATCAAGGAGCAGGTCGAGCAGAAGGCTGGCTTGATGGCTCTTCAGCAGATGCAGCAGCAGCAAGTTGCTCAGCAGCAAGCACAGCCTCGCGGCCCAATGCCGACACCTGCTGGTGTTCCGCAGCCAGAGCAGCAGCCCGAAGCAATGATGGCTGGTGGCGGCTTAGCCTCCATCCCTATGCGCGGCGATATGTTTGAGTACGCTGGTGGCGGCATCATCGCTTTTGCTGAAGGCGGCAGCGTTGAGGAAAAGTACAAGCAAGAGTCTATTGAGATGGGCGAGGGTAAGCGCACTCAATTTAGTCCCGATGTTCAGGTGTATGCAAAAAAAATGCGTGAATCCGAGGGCGCGGACCAAGAGGAATTTGCACAACGTGAGCGTCAACGTATGCTGAGCCAAAGTCGGGAAATTGCACCGGAGCGAGCAGCGCGGATGGCTAACCCCAATGCCACTGCGGAAACCATGAAGCGCGTTGGCCCAATGACTGCCCCAAAGTTTGCTGATCCGCGCATGCCCGCTGGCTTGCCCGGTGCTGCTCAGCAAATGGGAGCCAAGGCAGCGCCATCAGCCCCTCCCGCTGCACCTCGCCTCCCGGTGGCCGCTGCACCAGCGCCTCAACCCGGACTGCCCGGTGCTGCTGCCGCTATGACGCCGCAAGACGAAGTGGCAAAGTTGTCGCTGGAAGCTGTTCGCGAAAAAGCCAAAGCCATGACTCCAGAAGACGCCATGGCGCAAGAGGGGAAGTTCGCATCCCAGTACGGCTTGGACAAGAAGTTTGGCGAGGAAGAGCGTGGCTTGCTGGCCCTGATGAAACAACGTCAAGCTAAGCAGGCTGCCGGTCGGCCCATGGAAGAGCTTGGCGCTACGTTGCGCGGCTTTGGTCAGGGCTACGGCGGGGCTAGTGCCGCAGGTGAGCGTGCTGGCCGGGAGACTTACGACATGGATATGGCAAGCCAGCGCGAGATGCTGAATGCCATCAATGCCATCAACAAAGAAAACCTTGCTGTCGGTAAAGAGCGCTACAAATCTGGCAGCACTTTGTTTGGCGAAGACCAGAAGAGCGTGGCTGCCGCAAATCGTGAGCGCAGTCAGACTCTTGGTCAGATGCGCGGTCAGGACATTACCGCCAAAACGGCTGAGGAGGGACGCTTAACCCAACTGCAGATCGCCAAGTTGCAGGCGGCAACAGCCAATCGCCCAAGTGAGGCCGAGCGCATTGAATCCAACTACAGGGCAATGCTTGCCAAGGGTCAACAAGCCGAGGCTGACGCTTATTTGGAGCGCATGTCCAAGATTAAGGGTGGCTCCGGAACTGCTGGCGTCGGCGCGGATAACGCTCAGACAAGAAAGCTGCGTGACGCCGTAAAAGACATCGACTCCCGACTTGAGTTCATGGACCCAAAGGCTCCTGAGTTTGGAACCTTGCAGGCTCAGCGCGACAGATTGTCAAAACTGATCATTGAGCGGGCTATTGGGGAGGCTGGTGCCGCCCCCACCGGTGGTGCGCCTGCTGCTGCAATTGATGCGCTTAGGAAAAACCCCGGACTTGCTGCACAATTCGACCAGAAGTACGGCAAGGGTGCCGCCGCTCAATACCTGCAAAAGTAATCGACCATGGCAAATTTCTTCGACCAGTTTGACACGGCTCCCGAATCGGGTAACTTCTTTGATCAGTTCGATGCAAAGCCAGTTGCACCAAAGGAAGAGTCCGGCTTCCTGCGTCAAGTTGCTGACGTTCCATTGAGTGTCGGTCGCGGCGCTGTAACTGGTGTGAGGATGATTGCCGATGCGTTTGGTGCTGGCACTGGTGCATCCGAGGCCCTCAAGGGTGCTGAAGGTTACCTGTCAAGTTTGATGTCTGCTCAGTCGAAGAACGACGAGAAAGAGGTTTCCCGCATCCTCAAAGACGCAGAAGACAAGGGCATGATGGATCAGGTTAAGGCTGGCTTTAAGGCGTTCTCTGTTGCTCCCGTTGACCTGCTGGCGCAAGGCTTTGGTACTGCCGCACCCGCTGTTTTGGGCATCTTGGGTGCCAAGGTGCTAGGCGCTGGCGCTTTAGGCTTGAAAGCCGCTGGCGTGGGCATTGGTGCTGGCATGGGTGCTGGCTCCATTAAGGGCGGCATCTACGAAGAAACCAAAGCTGCACTGCGCGAGGCTGGCATTGACGAGGCCAAGGCGGAGCAGGCCGCCATTCAGGCGCAGGAATATGGCGGCAAAAACTTGGACCAGATTCTGCTGGGCGCTGGCCTTGGCGCGGTAGGCGGCAGGTTCGGTGTGGAGAGTGCTGCGCGGCGCATCTTGACCAAGGCTGCCGGCAAGGAAACCGCCAAGGGCGCTACGCGAGAAGTGGCCGAGGGTGCAGCAAGAACTGCCGTTACCGAATCGGTGCCTGAGCTTTTGCAGGGCTCACAAGAGCAAGTGGCAAAGAACATCGCTCTGCAGCGTGAGGGCTTTGATGTACCCACCATGCGTGGAGTTGCAAGCTCAGGCACTTTGGAAGCTCTTGCTGGCGCTGGCCTTGGTGCTGTGACTGGCGGAACCGAAGCTGGTCTACGAAGGCAAGCTCGCGGCGAGGCGGAGCGGATTCTTGGCGAAGAGGCTGAAACAAAACGCATCGCCGAAGAGGAGGCCAAGAAACCTCCGGTCGCACCAAGCACTCCACTTGCGCCCACACCAAGCTCCGTGCAAGAGCCGACACCTGAGCCATACGTTAAGCCACCATCCATTTCTGGGACAAAGCCGGATGACCAGATTGGTGTGCGCGAAGAACCATTAGCGGAACCAGTTTCTGGTGGGCGTGAAGCCGCCGGACCTTCTGGCGTGGCTCCTCAGCGTGACGATTACGCCGTTCTTGAGCAAGAAAGACAGCGCTTGCTTCAAGAGCCTCAGACGCCCGAAAACAAAAAGCTGCTGGGCAGGATTAAAGAGCAAATTGATGAAGTGCTCAGGCGCGACATTGAGCGCTTGCGTTCCGAGGCCGAGACCCTGAAGAGAAATCGTGAAGCTGACGCAGAGGCCACAAAGACCAGTGTGTTTGGTCAAGCTGAACTGCCTCCTGTCGAAAGCCGCAACGTGGTTGTTGGCAACATGGAGCTTGGAGAACTGCAGGCTCGCGAAGCACCACCTGTTGATCCACTCACGGGTAAAGAGCTCAAAGGTTTTGGAAGGTTGGAGGGTCAGCCCCAGCCCATGATTCCCGAGGTTGAGGCTGAGGTTGAAAAGCTGACGCAGGACCAAGCGCTTGCTATTGCCGAGCGAGACAAGCTTGAAAAGAGAACATCCGGAACCAGTCTTTCGCAGGTGCTACGAGGCACGCTTAGAGACGCAGAATTGTCTGAGTTGGGTGGCCGCGCTCGCCAAGTTGGCAAGAACCCATTCCTAAATTTGAAGGCACCAAAAGGTCAGCTCGGTGCATCCATGGAAGACATGGTTGATAGCGGAAAGCTGGACATCTTTTTGCCTGTGAAGATGCGCCCGGATAGCCCCGACTATGTGAACAGCGAGTCGGCGGAATACGTCCGCGATAAGCTGCGCAATAACCAGCCCTACACCTACGAAACAGAGCTTGCCATCCAGCAAGTTGAAAATGATATTGAGTCGATTGAGCGTCAGATTCAAGATTTACTGTCTGATGATGAAATTAACAAGGAGCTTCAATATGCCGCCGATGAACAAAGAGAGCTTGATCAAGCTACTCAGGAGCCTGCCGCCCCAGAAGCGGATAGAACTCCTGAACAGCGCGAAGCGGAAAAGGCAGATTCCGACTTCGAGAAACGCAAAGCCCAGCTTGATCGAGAAGAGCAGCTAAACGAGCGTGAGGCTCGTCTACTGGAGGAGCGCAAGCGCTTGGAAGAGGAGCGCCTGAAGCTCGAGAGCCCGACCAAAGATCAAGTGGCTGAGGAAGAAGAGCGCAAGGCAAAAGCCCCAGAGCTTGATGAGCGCGAGCAGATTCGCAAAGAGTCTGAGGCTGGTGCTGGGCAGTTTGAGTTGACCCGCGAAGAAGGTCGTCAGGATACGACTGGCGACATCTTCAATCAACCTGAGCCAGAGCCGACGCCAGAGCCAAAGGTTGTTGCAATCAGCCCAGAGCAAGAGCGCAAAGAGGCTATGGAGAATTTTGCGTTAAAGCTTAGATTCCCCATCCTTCCTTTTAGAGCGCGGTCCGCCAACAAGACTCAACTCTTAAAGCCAGCAGACCTCACCTCTGCTCAGGTAAAAGAAATTGTTGGGCTCGCGTCTGACGCTCTTGATCTTGGCATGCCCCCGTTGGTGCTTGGTAACGTAACTGCTGCCGGCTCAACTCGCATGGATGTAGTTGCGGTTATGTCGTCAGGCGGCTCACTGATGATCGCCAAAAAATGGAAAGATTCATCAAAAGCGGAAAAGCTGCAAACCTTAATCCATGAACTTGCTCATGCGGTGGACACGGCTGGCGGAAAGCCGTCCGAGAAAGCAAGCTGGGCCAAGGCTCATGCAGAGCTGCAAGGTTGGTACACCAATAGCGCAAACAAGCTTCAGCACCCAATGGCGTATCCGTTTGCTCCGCAGTTTAGAGGAAGAGTGCGACCCAAGGAGGAGTCTTTCGCTCAGGCGTTTGCCTACTATTTTGTGTCGCCCGTTGATTTACAAACTAACGCGCCAGAGGCATACTCACAAATTCAATCCATTATCGAAAGGATTCAAGATGGATCGCAAGAAGCAAGAGCAACAGGCACAACAAAGAGAAGCACTTTTGGAATCAAAATTCAGCCCGCAAGATCTGTTGAAGGTGCAGCAGTTCAACCCGAAGCTGGCACAGAACGCGCTACTGTCGGCAGAGCTGCGCAACTCGCAGATCGAGGTGCTGGAGAAGTAACTGCCAAAAACAAAAGCCAGATTTACAAGGACGCCGACGCCATTGCCGCAATGGATGAGGACGTGCGTGACAACACGGAGATTGGCGACTTCCCCGGTGGGCCAGAGGCATACAACCTGTATGAAGCAAGGAAGCTACTGAAGAAGCCTAACGACAAGCTTAAGCGCGTCACCGACAGTAACTCATTCAGCCTGTGGCAAGACTGGGACTACATCGCCAACGTCGATGGCGAGTATTTCGGCGTCAGCAAAGAGGAAGAGCCGGACGCCACAGATGACGAGGATGCCTTTGTTTTCTCCTATGCCCGACTTGACGATCCGCGCAACGTGAAGACAACATACACCTCAGATGTTGGCGAACTTTTTTCCGTTATTCGTCAAGACTCTTTGGGTGGCAGGTCTGCTGACATCAATGCCATGCAGGTCAACCCTGCCCACCAGAACATCTTTGGCGAGCCCGTGCTTGGCACTTGGTCTATCACGACCGATCCAAAGATGGAGCTGCAAGACGGCTTGATCTACAAGCTGCTCGACAAGAACATCGACATTAAGCGCGTCATAGAAGCCGTCAAGAGCACAGGCAAAGAGATTGCAACTAAGTGGAACCCGTACCTGCAAGAGGAGCTGTACCACGGTCGCACGGTTGAGGCTTCCAAGCTGTTCCAAGATAACGAGTGGCTTCCTCTTTTGCAGGACATGCAGAAGAAAGATGTGACTATTGGCGCGTTGGAGAAGTACCTGCTTAACCGCCATGCAGAGGACTACAACAAGCTCGTTGCCAAGCGCAATCCCAATCGTCCTGAGATGCAAGACGGCGGCTCTAGCGTCACCACAGAGGCTGCACGCAAGTACCTTGCTGATTTGGACGCCGACACTAAGGCCAAGTACGAAGAGTTAGCCAAGCGCGTAGATGGCATCACCAAGGGCACGCGCAAACTACTGGTGGACACTGGCTACGAAAAGGCCGAGACCGTTGAGGGCTGGGAAAAAGCATTCCCTAACTACGTTCCACTGATGCGCGAAGAGATGGACTTCGACTACAACTTTGGCAGCTTTGGAACTGGCCGGGGCTTTGACGTTCGCCGTGACTTTAGCCGCTCCGCCATGGGCTCGAAACGCAACGTGGTGGACATCATCGGTAACGTGATCGCCGCTCGCAACAACGCCATTGCCCTGACGGAAAAGAACCGCGTTGCACAGGCTGTGTACGGCCTTGCCTTGGAGGCTCCGAACCCAGACTTCTGGATGGCTATCAACCCTGATGCCGAGAAGATTCCAGAGGATGCAATTGACGAGCTTCGCGCCATGGGGTTGGATGAGGACGCAGTTAAGTTCTTAATGAAGGAGCCAAAGCAGCGCGTGCTGGACCCGAAGAAAAACGAGGTCATCAGCAGGGTAAACACCAAGCTGCGCGAGAACGATTTCGTCTTGTCTACTCGCGTCAACGGCGAGAAGCGGTACGTCCTCTTCAACCCCAAAGACCCTCGCTCTGCACGCGCTGCTACGGCGCTGAAGAACCTTGACGCACAGGACCTTGGCACCACTTTGGGAATGATCGCAAAGGTCACCCGCTGGATGGCCTCGGTCAACACGCAGTACAACCCGATCTTCGGACCGTACAACTTTTTGCGCGACATTCAGGCTGGCGCTCTTCAGCTCTCCACTACGGAGCTGGCTGGTCAGCAAAAGGAAATTGCTAAATTGGTCATTCCTTCAATGGGAGCGATCTACTCCAGCCTGAGAAAGCGCCGCAAGGGCGAGACGGTTGACAGCGACATGGCGAAGCTCTGGAAGGAGTTTCAAAGCGAAGGTGGACAGACGGGCTTCAGGGATAACTTTAGCCGCACGCAGGACCGCACAGAGGCCCTGCTGAACGAGATGGAGAAGATCACCGAGGGCAAGGCTAAGGCTGGTGCTCGCGCTGTCTTTGACTGGCTCAGCGACTACAACGACTCGCTTGAGAATGCCGTCCGTCTGTCGGCTTACAAGGTTGCCAAAGAGAAGTTTAAGAAGGATGGCTTCAGCGACAGCGAGGCCAAGCAGAAGGCCGCGTCCTTGGCAAAAAACCTGACTGTGAACTTCAACCGCAAGGGTGATGTAGCCACGCAGATGGGCGCACTGTATGCGTTCTTCAACGCTTCCATGCAGGGTTCTGCACGTATGGTAGAAACCCTCAAGGGGCCGATGGGCAAGAAGATCATGGCCGGCGGTCTGCTGCTTGGCTCCATGCAGGCTTTGCTTTTGGCTGCCGCTGGGTTCGATGACGAGGAGCCTCCAGAGTTCATCCGGTCCAAAAACATCCTGATCCCAACTGGCAATGGCAATTACGTGGCCTTCCCGATGCCTCTAGGATTTCACGTCATACCGGGCATCTCGCGCATCTTGACTGAGTGGGCCATGTCTGGCTTTGACGATACGGCTCGCCGCGTCACGGATTTGACTGGCTTGTTCCTTGATGCCTTCAACCCAGTGGGTAACGCTGGCTGGTCGGTGCAGACCATTACTCCAACTATCCTTGACCCGTTGGTTGCGCTTGGTGAGAACAAGGACTTCACAGGCAAGCCGATCTCCAAGGAGGATATGTTCTCCCTAAACCCAACGCCGGGCTATTCGCGGGCTCGAGAGGGTGCCAACTTCCTGACCACGGCCTTGGCTGAGTTCTTGAACGCCGCCAGTGGTGGTGACAAGGATCGGCAGGGCGTCATCAGTCCTACGCCAGAGCAGATCGAATACCTGATCGGCCAAGCAACTGGCGGTGTGGGCCGGGAGCTCGTGAAGCTCACAACCACCATCGACAAGACCATCACTGGTGAGGACCTGCCGCCTTACAAGATACCCCTGTATGGCCGATTTGTAGGCGAGACGAAAAGCGCAGCAGCAGAGTCCAACAAGTTCTACAAGAACATGAAGGAACTGAACGAGTTGAACAACGTGGTCACGGGCCGCAGGGAGCGCAAGGAGCCGCTTGGGGACTTTCTTAAAGAGAATCCAGAAGCCCGCTTGTTACCTCTAGCCAACAAGACCTTCAAGGATGTTCAGGAGTTACGCAAGCGCCGCAAGGCACTGCTCGAGCGCGATGCTCCTAAAGAGTCAATCCAAGCCGTCGAAAAGCTGATCACCCGCAGGATGCAAGTGCTCAATGAACGGGTCAAGGCGATGGAAGATCGTAACTAAGTTACAAAATGCGACTTACTGAAAACACGCGGCAACCTCCACGAGTTGGTTGCTTCGTTGTTTTAGTATTCATTTTTGATTGAAATCAGGGCGTGCTGTATTTTAGTTACAGGTTTTTAAAGATGGTTTCGTAAGTTTTATTCAGGGCGGATAACTCGTCCAGCTTGTGGATGGCCCACATCCTTTTCTGCCCATGGATTCCGTTTTGGCTACCCCTGTGGCAGTCCGGGCAGAGGGGCATGGATGTGAACCACTGGCCCTGCTCGATCTCATGGCACTCGCTTGGCCCTGATGCCCCACACACCACGCAGTCCATTTCCTTGATCCGTGTGATGTGCTCCCGCTCTAAAACGGTGGGGGCTTTCTTATTTTTTGACTGCATCTGACTTGCCAATATGGAAGCCAGACTTGAGCCAGAACTGTCGCTCGCCCCTTAGTTGCTCGATCTCCTGAATGGAGGCAATCAGAAGGCTCTTGGTATGGCTTGTGTCAGGCAGGGCTACCACGTTGCTCTGAAGGATTTCTACAATGTCTACGCCCTTGCTTGAGCCTTGGCGGGCCACCCATGCAAGCATCTTGTCGATGGAGTGTTTTGCTGATTTGGCTCGAGCTTGGATGTCGGTGTAGTCCTTGTGGAGTAGACCGTGCTCAATGGCTTTGAGTTGAATCTCTGCACGCATCATGTGCGCTGCCCAGTCATCTAGTTCGATCATGCAACTCTCCTTTGAAGCATCTCGTCTGCGTGGTCAAATGCCGCCGCATGGATGCTGGTGATACCGTCATCGCTCTCAACAACAGAGCGGTCGCCGTAGTAGGCCAGCAAGCCCTGCAACGCGAACGCTGCAAAGAAGTCCTGCATGGTCAGGTCTTGGATCGACACAGGGTCTTGCTTGGCTACGATGGCCGCTAAGCCTTCAGCTTTTTTTCTTGCCATTGCCGCGCCCCTTCACGTTTTGGTTGACGATCAGCTCTTCAATTTGGTCTGACAAAATCTTTGCCAGAGTGTCCTCGTAGTAGCCGATGGCCTTGCACAACTCGTTCTGTTGAATTAACCTGATGCAGTCACGCACACCCTTGTTGTAGCCGCCATTGAACTCGTCGTCGCCCTCGACAATCAAGGTGATGGCGTCACGCACAAGGGCTGATGCCTTGCGGTTTCCTGCGGCCTCCTTGAGCTTGTTATACACATCCTCTGGCAGGTGTACAGAGTACGGGATCAAGCGCTTTGCTTCCATGATTGGAATTCCTCGTTGATGGCCCAGAATCTCTTGGCCTTTTGTTGATCTTCTTTAAGCTCAGTGCGGGACTCAATGTCCAGCTCTCCCTTGAGCCATTCGATCACGTCAGCCTCTTTCATTTCAAAGATTTCCTCTTTGTTGTGAAGGTACTGCGCAAACTGTTTATCGCGGCACAGGATGCCTGCGGTGCGAACAGGATCACGGCTGTATTCCGTGTCCCTGCTCATTGGTTTGTTCTCGTCGTTCAATCTCACCATGACCACCTGATACCTTGCCCCAACGAAGTCGCGCATCAAGTCGATGGGCAAATCGTCAGGGTGAATGTTTAAGGTCAGGATTATCCCGGTCTTGTCCTGCTTCATAGCGATCTTGACGGCTTCAAATTGGAGCGTCTTAACGGCCATGATCAGAAGGGCAGATCGCTGTCGTCTTCAAAGAGTACCGGTGCTGGCTTTGGTGCTTGGCGGCGTTCTTCCTGCGGCTCTGCATCCTTGCGTCCACCTTGCAGCGCAACGTCGTTCACGCGCACATCCATGGACTTGCGCTTTTCTCCATCTTTGCTGGTCCATTCGCGTTCAGACACAGAGCCAGTCACCGTGACGGCTTGGCCTTTGACGAGGTACTGAGATAGGGACTCTGCACGCTTACCGTACAGGCCGCAGTTCCACCACATGGTTGGTTTCTCGCGACCTTGAGAGTCAGCAACAGAGAAGTTGCAGATTGCATCTCCGTTGGCTAAGTATTTAACTTCTGCGTCTTTGCCGAGCGTCCCGGCTATGGTGATCGAGTTCATGCTGCCTCCTTGTGTTTAGCGCGTGCTGTTTTGAATTCCGACATCAGTACGTCGTAGGCAGTGGGTGAGCCACTCTTCACCTCGTCGTAAATGTTGCGGTTGGTCTTGAAGATGTTCATGACTTGCTCTTCTGTCTTGGCTTGCTCAAGTTGCAGCATGGTTGCATCAATGATCAACTGTGACCACTCGCCGTGATCGCCTTCTGGCTTAGCTACAACCTTCAGTTGCCACTCGGTGTCCTTGCCTTCGACCTTCGTGGGTGCCTTGGCTGGTGGCGTAGCGGCTGGCTTTGCTGGCGCTGCCTTGGGTTTGACTGCGCTGTTACCGTCATCATCCTCGGGGGCGATGCCACAGGCCGTCATGAGGCTGTACCTGCGTGCGTAAGTCAGTGCGCTGCCGTAGCCCTGCGCATCATGCTTGGTGGCCGGGACGTGCAGTTTGCCGCTGCTGATCTGCTCACCAGAGGAGTGGATAAAAACAGTCTCCACAATCACGCCGTTGTCGCATTCGTGAGTTGGCTGCATCATGAAGATGTCGTTGTTATTTAGCGCGTCAATGACCGCCTCAACGCAGGCAGACAGGTCCGCATATTTGCTGCGAAATGCCGGGTTGGTGTTGGTCTTGAGTGCTGGGCCAAACTCTTTCTGAGCTTTGACCAATGCTGATGCGATTTCTTTCATTGGAATACCTTTCTTTGCTCTCTGTTGTCCGGATGAAGGAGCCACTTGTTACCAAGGAACTCAATGGATGCCTTGCGCTTTTCTTCGTTGCGCGTTTGGATGAATTCAATCAACTCTGGCGTGATTGGTCCGTGAAAAGGACTGGCGCTGATTGGGTCAACGTCAAATGTCTGGAAGAAGTCTTTGACCTTCATGCTGATATCTCCATGGCTTGCAGTGGGCGACCGGGGCGCTTGCGTGGGTTGCCGTCTTTCTTGAAGCCCCAAGGTGCGTCGTCTGTTCTGAAGATAACGGCACGCTTGTTTGATACTTTGTTTTTTGTCCGATTGGCTTCGATCTCCAAATCCCTGATCCGCGCCTCAAGTCCTCGGATTTTGATTTGGATTTCCTCTTTTTCTGCCTTTGAAATAAACATGATGAGTCCTTAAAAACAGTTGGTAGTGCAGTTCGATCCATAACAGCAGGTCGTGCATGTGACGATCCTTCCGTTGGACATGATTGTGTGTGTGGTGCAAGCAGCCCAAGTTGCTGTTGCTGCTGCGGCCAGTGCGATTGCGATGATTACTTTTTTCATGATGAGTCCTTAGTTGAACCACAGCCATACGCCGTGGATGATGCCGATTGGGAACATGAGAGCTCCAGCAATGAGAAACCCCCATAGGCCCTCACTGAAGCAAGTGAAGATGTGATTGAACCAAGCCGCGAGGCAGGTTAAGCCAATGATCCAGCCCATAGGGTGCTCCCGTTATATGTCGAGTTCAGACTGAGTTGTATCGCCGTAGGTTTCCACCTTGACGCCGTTGCTCAATGCTTGGACCAGATCATCTTGCGATGCGACTCTTGCGTCGAATGCGGATTTGGCTACATGGGTGATAGCTTGCGATGGGGCTGCAGCTTTGATGAGGCGCGTGCCTGTGGGGCCGGTAACGATATAGATGCGAGTTGCCATTAGATTTCTCCTTGAGTTGGCTTGGTAGAAAGATACTTTTGATATTGGCTGCACATGCCAGCCACTTGGCAAAAGCTAGAACAGCGAGTGCGGTTCCCCTCACGAACTTCGATCAGGAACTTCTCGCCCTTCTTGGCTTTTTCTGTTGCGGCAGCCAGAGCCGTGTCTGCTGCCTCGCTTGTTTCGTGTACGCTCTTGGCCCGGACGTTGCCATCCTTCTTCAGGGCGTACATTGTTGGCTTTTCCCAACACTCCTCGGGCGTGCATTCAGGCATCTCGCCGTCAGTCTCCATCTCAAAAAGTGCGTCGCCATGCAAAGAGATGCGGCTGCGGACGTAGGCTTCGCGCTCTTCAAACGACCACAGAGGGATGTCAATCACCACGATGGGTGCCTTGGGGTATCCCTCGCGTGTTGCTGCGTCACGGCGGCTCCAGTCGCGCACGATAGCCACGATCTGCAACTTGATCACGGGCAGCTTCTTGGCCGCTTCAACAAGGTAGGCGTAGCTGTTGAGTTGGTTGTGCCAGTCCTGCTTCTCGTTAAGCACCGACCACGCGCCGACGGTCTTGTAGTCCGACACGATGATGCCGTCTGGCTCCACCTCTTGCAGGTCAATAGCGCCGCTGATGTGCATGCCGTCCAGTTCAATGTGAATACGCTCTTCAACGATGTGGTTGTCGCCCTTGCCGTGCTCCAAGATGTTGTGAATGGCCGTGCCGAAGATGGACCACACCATGTCGGCTGCGTCCTCTGTCAGGTCATTCCAATGCTTGCGCTTGAGCTGGACAATCCGTGGACTGTTGAGCAGCTCCGTCACAGACATGTTGGCTTTGCCCTTGCTGTACTGTGGCCGTGCGATCACGTTGAGGATCGTCTCAGGCATGCCGAAGTTATTGGTCAGCTTCATCTTCGCGCTCCATTGCCATGGTCTGCTTATGCACCGCCATGAACAGGCCCATAGCATCGTGCAAGGTCATGCCCATGGCGCTTGTGAACGTGGACAGCATGATGGCTGCCGCCGTGGCTGCTGTGCCGCCAAGTTTGTCTGCGTCTTCAACGATCAGTGGGCCAAACTTGTTGGCGATATGCACTGCCCGGTAAAGAGTCTCCATCCCTTCCTTGTGCTCTTCTTCTGGTGTCATTCCCTGCTCCTGTGTGGTGAGTGAGCCTTTAATGTATCAGGTATAAGCCAACAACACAACATCTGTTACGATGAATGCAATATATTTTTCTCAGGACAAACCCTATGAGACGAGCAGCTCGCAGAGACGACAACGAAAAAGAGATCGTGGCAGCCATGCGTGCCGAGGGTGCTTACGTCAAGCAGATCAACGACGAGGGGCTGTTTGACCTGCTGGTGAGCTACCGTGGGGAGACCCTGCTGATTGAGGTGAAGGACGGGGCTAAGTCGCCATCGGCACGCCGGCTGACGGACGCGGAGCAGAAGTTCCACGACGAGTGGCCGGGATCAGACCTGTACATCGTGAACAGCGTAGAAGAGGCCGTTGCACTGCTGCGCACCTGCGGCTAAACTACAGGCGTGTTTCATGGTGTTTCTCCTTGAGTGAATTTACCCCACCTCAGACGTGGGGTTTTTTTGCTTGCACGTCCACCAACGTCTTTGATATACTGACGCCATAGTCGGATTGGTAACCCGGCTTAGCTCTGTAAAGCGACATCCGAAAGCTCTTTAGTGGGTGCTCGGGCTTCGTCAATGCTATTCGTACGTGTTACAGCACTGCGGATTGGCGGCAACCAAGCCTAAAGCTCGATCCCCGACTAAAGAGCTTTTTGCATTTGTGCCGCCCACCCGTCAGGGCGCGTTAGCTTATGCGGCAGAAATCTCCGGCACCCACTCCAGACCAGTCCCCCATGGCGGTAGCGAAGGGAACACTGAAAAGGCCAACCCCACTTTAAACCGAGTGTCCAAGTAGCGAGAGCGAACGGAATAAACGACCTCCCCGCAAGGGGAAAATCCATATTTCCAGCAATGGAAACGTCTGGGTTCACAGAGCGATCTGTGATGCACGTACAGAGGGCCATCATCCTCTCTGTAACGCTAAGCCAGAAGGCAGGCGGACTAGGCTCCGATAGCTCACAGTAGGAACTGCTTAGGCAGGCAACGAACAGGGCAAGTCAGGTCGATAAAGGGTTCACGTAGCCCCTAACCCTCGCCCCAGTGAACACGGGGAGGGCAGGCAGGATACATGGGTAAGTGGAAACTCGTCCAAAAATTTGGAGATGGAAATGAGAGTTGATTTGCACGTTCCGTTCAGCCAAAAGGACTTGGCAAAAAGCAAAGGTGCTCGCTGGGATGCGGCCCGGAAAACTTGGTACGTCATTGACCCTTTGGACATACGTGCCTTCGCCCTCTGGATGGGTCAGGACGTCAAGGATTGGTATGGCGGCAAGAGGGTAAAGCCATCAAAGCAATTGAAGCCGAAAAGCCAACCCAAAGTTCATGCCCCAAAGCCTGTCATTACCGGCCCTGCTGTTTTCGTGCCACTGTGCAACTGCACCACTCCGCCATGGGAGGATTGCGAGCACACAGACGCCTTGGCTCAAGCAGCAATGGGTGAGATGCTGGCGTAAAAAAACCCGCACGGTGGCGGGCTTCCCGGAGCGTAGCGGCTCAGTCCTCCAGTCCAAGCATCTGCACGCCACGGCGCACGGCGGTCAGCACTTGCTCTAGGTTGCCATTGCTCAGTACCAGTGGGTTCTTGATCTCAATGGTGCAGCAGTGGGCATCTTCCATTTGAAGCGCGAACAGGATGTTGCCGTCCTCGTCTGCGGCCTCGATGCGGGTTGGGTATACGTTGATCATGATTGCTCCTCTATGCGTACTCTGACGCGGATTGGTTGAGCTGTTGTGCCGTAGTGCCGCGCCACGTTTCGGGCGAAGCTCTCGGCCTCTTTCTTGGTCATGAATGTCCACGGATACCCAGTGCTGGACAAGTAGAAGTTACGGCCTCTGAGCTTGATGGCCCATGCTTTGGAGTCTTTTTTCATGTGCTTTCCTTAAAAAATTTCCAAGCCCTATAAGCGGTGTACGGGATAAACCAGATGGGCAGCGTTACCAGCAATATCATGCCCACGGCCCACATCCAAATAAACTCTACAAAATCGGTCATACAAATCTCCAATCACCACAGCGGGTGCAACGGTATGCGGGTCGGTCTTGGTTGTCGCCGGGTATCCAGCGGTGTTTACAGGTCATGTGTTCTCCTTGATAGCGTAGTCGTGAAATATCGCACCTTTGCTGGCATCTCCCACCTTGCAAGACTTCACCCAGACATTCTTACCACTTGCAAGCCTCCGCAAATGACCACGGCGGTCATGCAAGCGAGGTGATGCGTGTGTACCCCCCTTACCCTCTGATCGAGGTTTTGCTGGCTCAATCCAGACCGTTGTCCAGTCGTAGGTTGGCAATTTCCCTTGCTGAATCTTGCGGCGGTTGGTGAACGTGTCGCGCACCGATGGGGTGTATGCCTCCATGCGACTATCCATAGCCCCGTACCACGCTCCAAGTTGCGCCAACATCAACTCAGCAAGCTCTTTGTCTACGGGTTCATCTTCGTTGACGGAACCATATCGAATCTGGTCACCTTCAATGAAGTAAAACATTGCAGGGATGGGGTGCAAACGTGTTCCAGATGGGCCTTTCCACATGGACACAGAAATACCCTCGTCTGGGTCTTCTCCCGCCACCAGCATCAAAACCTCGTAGCTTGGGTGGTGGCTTGTCTTGCCCTGCCACGCAACAAAACATTTGTTGAACGGTGGTCTATGCGTCATCACCGGATCAAGGTTGGCTCTTTGCTTATCTCCAACTGCGCCAGTCATGTCAAACCATTTCATGTCAACAATATCGACTCCAGCGTCAGCCATCAATTTCATGGAGGAACGAATAAGTTGGGTGGTCATGTGTTCCCCCTTGCGAACTCGCCGTGTAGTTTTTTACGAGCATCTGTAGCAACTTGCGCCGCATCTTCAATCTTTTCAAAAGAACCAAGATGCACGCTTTTTCTGTTGATGCAGATAGATGCCACCCATTTCTTTGACTGCTTGTGCCATACAACACCTTTGATCTTGCTGGCTCCAGTTGCCATTCTGTTTTGATTGTTCTGTGCTGACGTTGCTTTTCGCAAGTTTTCAATACGGTTGTTCTGCCTGTTGCCGTCAATATGGTCAACTTGAGTCGGCATGAATCCATGAAAATACAAAAACACCAAGCGGTGAACTCTGTACAGACGTTGATTGACACGACCTATCAAATAGCCCTTGTCGTTTGCAGCACCCAAAACATCGCCAGCTTTTCGTTTATTGGCGTTTGTTTTTGCAACAAGCTGCCCATCAACGTAGTCAAACAAGTTTTTCAATTCCGCTTGTGTAATCATTTTTAATCCTTCGATCTTGCTCGGATGGCGGCGGCAGTCACATGCCAGCCGCGCTCCTCACACACCTTTGCACACGCCTCTCGTTCCCCAAGAATCATGGTGTGGGCACGCTCCATCCATTTGTCACGCTCATCAGCACGGACAAGGGCAACAAGGCGCTCAAGTTCAGGCGAAACGTATGGCACTCCCTCAAAGACCATCAACGGAAAACCAACTGTTTTGCATAGTTCTATCGTGTCTCTCATGCTGTCCTCTCAATACAAACAAGGTATCGAATGTCGCCAACCTTTGATCCGACTGCTGTGAACAACTGGGTCGTGAACTCTTTGCCAGCAAGCTCCTTTGGTCTACGGCTTTTTGGCGTATTTACTGTTCGCATAACATTGGCGTAGTTGTCCAAGTCGGTTTCAATGTAATTGCGATATCCGATTTCCTGCATTGACGCAAGAAAAGTGTTCCAAGAAATCTTATGCATTGTTGTCATGTGTTCTTCTCCTTGAGTTTGGCTTCGATGGCTCGGGCGACTTCTGTAAAAGACAGCATTGCCGCACCAAGCGGAACACAAGCTTTTTCAATCTCCTCATGCGTCAGACCAACCCATTGCCGCTGTGCTGCGGGTGGGGTGGCAAGTTGATTCAGCCGTTTCATCTGCATAGCGTCTTCAACATCTTTATTGGATGGCAAGTTATCCCATACAGGCTCATAGTCCAGCCCCAACTCTCTGGCGTTTTCTGCCTTCTTGTCGAGGGCTTGCTCCACTGCGCGGCCAGCATCGTAGCCATAGTTCCAGCCCATCTCAACCAGATCGAATTGGTCTTCGCTGTAATGCTCGGTGCGGGGAACGCCATGCTCCAGCACGTTGCCACTCTTCCACTGCTCAAAGGTTTTGTAAATCATTGCGTTCTCCTGCACAGGTGCTGGCTGTGCTGAGGTCTTACCCTCATCAATGAGGGAAACATGCCTGACGCTTAGTTTCTGTTTGGGCGCGGGGCCATATCCCGGGCCACTTGACTCCAACTTCATTGTCGCCTGCACAGGTGCTGGCTGTGCTGACTGACCAAAACAAGCCAAGCCAGTTTGGATACACACGCCAGTTTCTTTGCAGTCAGGTGCTGCAAGGGCTTGCTTCAATACCAAGCCACCCACAACGTCAATCAGCCTGTGTATCTCAGCCACCAGCGCGGCTGTCGTTTCAACGTCTACCGGAACAACTGCGTTCGGAAATAGCCATTCTTCTTTCATTTGTTCTTCTCCTTGAGTTTGCCCTCGGCAAGCAAAATAACTGCGTACAGATCATCGTAGTAGTACGTGCCAGATAAGTCGGTTACGCCGATCATTGCGTCCCTCTCCTCATCCGTCAACCCAACCCATGTGCGCTGTGTGCGCGGGTCAAAGCCACCAGCGGTAACAATGCCGCTGTCTTGCACTGGCTCATAGTCCAGCCCCAACTCTCTGGCGTTCTCTGCCTTCTTGTCGAGGGCTTGCTGTGCCAACTCAATGCAAGGCCCAAGCCCACATTTCTTGCAGGTGCGGGGGTATGCTTTGCCCTGAGCGCGTAGTGCGTTGCTGCACGTACTGTCCTGCTGTGCTGGCTGCTCTGCCAGTTCTTTTTTTGCAAACGTCAGGGCTTGCCCCAGTTTCTTGGTCAGCACATCTTCGATTAACGGCACGACAGTTTCACGCAAGTAATCTCGCAACGCTTCTTCTTGTTTTGGGGTCATTTGATGATCCTCAGAAAAGCACCGCATCGGGCGCACTTGTACAAAGGTTGGCCCTCAACAGGCTCCCACATATGCTGTTTGCAGTTGGTCATACCCCCTCCTGTGTTGCGGCAACCTCCACGAATAGGTTGCCGAGGCTACAGTTTAGTGCAGTTTAAAATAATTTGCAACAGTTTATTGCAAAGAAATGCAGAAGTGTGTATGATCAGGCCATGCGCAAACAAACACGACGAAAAATATGGGACACGGGCATCAATCCGATCACGCACGCCATGGTGGGGGCATCCATTACGGACGAGGAGAGCCTAGACATCCTGCGCAAGAAAGAGAACGGCAGCATGGAGGCATTTAGGAATGGCTCTGCTACCAAGCAAGACTGGAACAACATCAACGCAGTGGTTTGCCTAGCTGAGAGCATGGCTGCTGCGGACATTGGACCCGAGGTCATGGTGCATTGCAAGATCGCTGAGATGCACCTGCTGGACGCGCATGAGCGGTTCAAGCGCCTCGGAAGGATGGGCTCTACGGCACTTGGCCTTCAGAGCTTTCAAGAAATCATTGAGTGGCACGAATTGCAGAGGACCTCGGTGGCTCGCAGCGTGTACGAAAAGCACATCAAGCGGGTGACGGACATGATCCGCAGCAAGTCATCAAAGATCAATTTTTTATAGGAGGTGCAACATGCACGAAGCGCGAAAGCAGTTTGAAGCGATCCTTTTAACCAAGGGCAAAAGAGCCCCCGGTTGGGATGGCGAGAAGTACGACAACATCAACATCCAGACCTACTGGCGTTGGTTTCTTTTGGGGTGGACTATGAAGGAAAGCAAATGAACAAAGTCATGAACATCGGCGCTCTTGTGATGGACGAGCGCCTGCAGTCGAGAACAGAGATCAATGAGGAGACGGTATCGGAGTATGCAGATGCAATTGCTGCTGGCGCTGACTTTCCTCCTGTGCTGGTTTATTTTGATGGCATCAACTACTACCTGACGGACGGCTATCACCGACTGCTGGCCCACAAGCGTGCAGAGAAGGTATCCATCCTGTGTAGCGTGGTTCAGGGCACACTGAGGGACGCCGTATTCCATTCGACAGGCGTGAACACCGACCACGGCATGCGCCGCACCCATGCAGACAAGCGCAAGGCAGTGATGACGCTGCTGGATGACTTTGAGTGGGAGGGCATGGCTAACGGCCAGATCGCCAAGCACTGCCATGTGTCCCCATCGTTTGTATCTGAGCTGCGCAAGGGCGTTGGCAAAGACACGGGCGATACGGTGAAGTACAAAACACCAAGCGGTAAGGTGATGGAGAAGAAGAAGGCTGCGGGCCGCGCACCGAAAGAGCCGGAACTCAAAGGTCCTGAGATCACGCCACCGCAGGATGATCAGAACCAAGAAGCCATCGACATGTTGCTGGCCGAGAATGAAGAGCTGAAGGCCCGTGTGGCAGTTGTAGCCATGGATGCCTCACCAGAAGAAAAGCAAGCGGCTACAAGCCTGATTGACGAGCTGCGTGAGGAGCTGCGCATCACCAAGATTGAGCTGAACGCGGTCAAGCAAAGCCGTGATCAGTACCAGTCAGAGAACAATCAAATGAAGTCCCAAATCAAAATGTTGCAACGTCAACTCAAGAAGGCTGAGTGATCATTGCCCAAGCCAGCGGGCATGTGTGCTGGCAGTTGGAGAAACAAATGAGTTTGGAATTACGAGAGTACCAGTCCGGGTCGCTGGATGGTTTGAGGCGCGGCTTTGCTGCGGGATATAAGGCACAGATGCTGTATGCGCCCACGGGAGCTGGCAAGACTGAGATGGCAATTGCGCTACTGGATGCAACCCACAAGAAAGGGAATCGTGCAGCCATGATTTTGGACCGCATCATCTTGTGCGATCAGACAAGCCAGCGCCTTGAGAAGTACAAGATCGAGCACGGCGTGCTGCAGTCAGGCCACTGGCGTTACAGGCCATACGAGAACATCCAAGTGTGCTCAGCCCAGACGCTCGAGAAGCGCGGCTCCTTTCCGGGCTTGACGCTGATGATCGTTGACGAAGCGCACGCCATGCGCAAGCAGACCATCGAGTTCATCAAGAACAACCCTGACATCAAGGTCATTGGCCTGAGTGCATCACCCTTCACCAAGGGCTTGGGCAATGTGTACGAGAGCGTTGTCAGCACGGTCACAACCAAGGAGTTGGTGGACCAGAAAGTGCTGTGCCCGTTGCGTGTGTTCGTCGCCAAAGAGATCGACATGACTGGTGCCAAGAAGGTGGCCGGCGAGTGGAGTCAGGCGGAGTCAACGAAGCGCGGCATGCAGATCACTGGCGACATTGTGTCTGAGTGGATCAAGAAGACGCACGAGATATTTGGTCGCCCCCGCAAGACCATCATCTTCTGCTCTGGCGTGGAGCACGGCGCTGACCTATCAAAGAAGTTCGCAGAGCAGGGCTATAACTTCATCAGCATCTCCTACAAAGACGATGATGAATTCAAGCGCGATGTCATCGAAGACTTCAGCAAGCCCGACACAGAGATTCATGGCCTGATTGCCACGGACATCTTGACCAAAGGCTTTGACGTGCCTGACGTGATGATCGGCGTGAGCGCTCGGCCATTCAGCAAGTCGCTGTCCTCTCACGTTCAGCAGATGGGGCGCGTGATGCGCGGCTACCCGGACAAAGAGTTCGCGGTGTGGTTGTGCCACAGCGGGAATTACATCCGTTTTCAAGAGGACTGGGAAGAGATTTACAGCAACGGTGTGCACGAGCTGGATGACGCTCGCGAGAAGGCCAAGAAGGAAAAGACCGACAAGGAAAAGGAAGCGGCCAAGTGCCCCAAGTGCGGTCACCTGTGGGCTGGCGGCTCGGACACCTGCATCCACTGCGGCTACACCCGCGAGAAGCGCAGCATGGTCGAGTCTGTGCCGGGAGAAATGGAGGAGCTCAAAGCAGCGGCCTCTCGGGAAAGCAAGCAAGACTGGTGGTCAATGTGCCAGTACAAAATAAAGTACGGGGGCTGGTCAAACTCCCGAGCGCTTGCCACTTACCGTGATAAATTCGGTGTATGGCCAAAAGGTTTGGTCGATTCTGTAAAAACTCCCGACATTGCCTTTGAGAAGGCCATAAAAGCCGCCCTCATTAGGTACTTGAAGGGACAAGGAAAGAAGTAGCCATGCCGTACAAAAAAGTCATTAGTGGAATTTATTTGATCTCAACCCCGAGAGGCAATAAGTACATCGGGAGCAGCAACAACATTTACAGAAGGTGGTCCGAGCATAGGCGCAACCTTCGACGTGGCTCGCACCACTCCGCAAGACTTCAGGCGGCGTGGAACAAGCACGCTGGAGAGCTTCGATTTGAAATTATTTGCGAGTGCTCAATTGATTTGCTTGAGAAGTTGGAGCAAAAGTACATAAGCGAAATGAAGGCATCGCTCAACACCACCAATTACGTTGGCAACGTGTGGTGCAACCCGGAAACCAGAGAGAAGCTTAACGCTGTACACCAGTCTGCATCATGGAAGAAAAGCAGAAGCGAAATTGCAACCCGCGTTGTCGCGCCAAGAAGGGTTCAGGTTGATTGCAGCAACGGGAAAAGGTACGAAAGCTTTTCCGCTGCCGCCAAGGAGTTTGGGATCAGACCATCCGGCATCAAGTTCTTGGTTGAAAGCCAAAGACAAGGCAAGTTGGGCGTCAGATTTAAGCTGGCATCGGACGAGTGGCGGGATGTTTTGCCTCACTATGAGCAGGCGTGGGAGACGCGAGTTAAAAACGGCAACAACAGACATTCCGATGCCACAAAAAAGAAGATGAGTATTGCAAGGGCTGGTTACGTTCCTCACAACAAGGGCGTTCCCTGCTCGGAAGAAACCAAAGCAAAAATATCTGCAACAAAACAATTGAAGGCAAGAAATGAACGACTTTGAAACATGGTGGCATCTTGAGGGCAGCACCCCACCCCTGCCCGGTGAGGATGGCGAGGAGCACTGCAAGCGCATGTGCAAGATCGCATGGAGCAATGGCGCTGACAAGCTTTTGGATGCTTTGCAGCAAATAAAAAAGCGTCTTGATACCTGTCACTTGCACGTTTTGAGTGGGCATGAGGTGTTTGATAGTTTCTACATGGAGTTGATTGATGCCGCCATCACCAGAGCAAAGGAGGCGTCATGAGCCGCAGCGGATACTCGGACGAGATTGATGACAACTGGGGTCATATCATGTGGCGAGGCAGGGTTGCCAGCTCCATTCGCGGCAAGCGGGGTCAGGCCATGTTGCGTGAGCTGCTTGGCGCATTGGATGCCATGCCAGACAAGAGGCTTTACCCCAACAGCTTCGCAACGGAAAGCGGGGAGTATTGCACTCTCGGCGTTCTGGGCGCGGCGCGTGGCACCAAGATGGATGATCTCGGGAATGAAGACAGTGGATGTGACGAGAAACTGGTGGCCGAGCGCTTTGGCGTGGCTGCCCCGCTTGTGCAAGAGATCATGTGGCTGAACGACGAGTGGAATGGTGGTGTTGACTACAAGTACGTGGAAGTGGAAATTTGCGGCCCGATGCGGCGCGGATATCCTGATTACGGTAGACACCAGAAAACCATATGCATACATGACGACAGAGCGCCCTATCGCCGATGGAAAATCATGCGCGACTGGGTTGAGCAGCAACTGAAAAGCCAAGACACCGATAAAGCAAAGGAGCAGGCATGAGCCACAACTGCAAGTGGAGGACACCAGATGCACTTCCTTGACTTCTGCCGCCTGCATGGCGTGATCATCGACCGTGAGCCGCCCATCGGCGTGTGGAAGCGCTACCCCACAGAGGACAAGCGTCACCACCGCAACGGCGCTGTGAAGTTCATGGGTGACCATGCTTACGTGCAAAACCACGCCACCGAGACGGAGATCAGCGTCTGGCATTCGGACAGTGACGCTGTGATCGACCCCAACAAGGCACGCAAGGCTGTCGAGGCTGCTGCGCGTGACATTCGCGAGAAGCAGCAAGAGGCCGCTCGCAAGGCCGCGTCCATCTTGAACCAGTGCCAGATCGGCTTTCACCCGTACCTTGAGCGCAAAGGCTTCAAGGAAGAGCAAGCCAACGTGTGGAAGACTGATGACGGCCTGCTGCTTGTCATCCCTATGCGCGTAGGCCATCACCTTGTCGGCTGCCAGATCATCAGGGAGGACGGTGAGAAGAAGTTCTTGTTCGGTCAGCGCACGTCTGGCGCTTACTTCTGCTTCGACAACAAGGGGCCGAACATTCTGTGCGAGGGCTACGCCACAGCGCTGTCGATACGTGCAGCAATGAAGGCACTCAAGCGGCGCTATACCCTGTATACGTGCTTCAGCGCAGGCAACATGAAGAAGGTCGCAGCTACCCTGCCCAGTGGTTTTGTGGTGGCTGACAACGATGCCTCAGTCACGGGCGAGCGCACAGCCAAGGAGATCGGCTGGCCGTATTGGATGCCAGACGCGGTGGGCATGGATGCCAATGACGTTCACCAGCGTGACGGGCTGTTTAAGTTCTCGCAGTCACTCGGCAAGGTGATTCGGTAGACGAAAAAAAGCCCGCACAAGACGGGCCACCTCTCTCGCAATTACTGGTAGTTGACGCAATGCGTCAGGGGCTGGACAACTAGGCGCTCGGGGTGCGCTCGGGCTGCCAGCTCCAACTTCTGCATGATCTCGAAACCAATGTCGAGCACGTTTGGACCGTGGCCCACCCACTCCGCTAGGGCAGACACACGGCCATCAGGTCCCTCAATCAAATGGATGCTGAACAGGGATTGTGGGTTCTTGGACAGAGATGACACGGGTTTCCTTTAGGTCTCGATCATCATAGTCCAATGCCATTTCAGTGACTTTTCTGAGGGCGTCAAGGCGGTCATCTGCCTCGAGATCAAGCTGAAAGCGCACGGTTCTTTCGATGGTCAAACGGTAGGTTTTCACGGCATCTTCCTCTCAATAAGTATTTCAGCGGCCAGTTTGCACTGGTCAATGGTTAGTCGGTCGGCAGCTCTCTCGCAAGCATGGATAAGGCGCATAGCCTCACTCATGGATGCGTGGCTGGTGGCTCGTGCGCCCAGCATGTAGGCGCGTGTCAGTGGGTGGTTTTGGTTTGGCATTTGTCTCGCAATCAAAAAATGGGCGGGGGGTTCGCGGCAGGCAGCTCTCTCGCAATTAACCCCGCCGGGGGTCACCACGGGGCCGGCGGCGCGTCCTGTCGGGCTCGCTCCTCCTGCTGGCGCTGGTAGTCGCGCACCTGCTCCGGGGTCCATGGTGTCGGGCCTCCGGGCGGTGGAAACGGCCATGGCTGGGGCGTCATGCTCTCCGGGCCTCTTGCCTGCCTTGCTCGATTAGCCTGCGGCCTTCGGTCTGGTCGTTCGGCTTTTCGGCCTCCAGTAGGGTGCGGATTATCTGGCTGGCTGCGGCTACCTGTCCGGGGGTCCGGGCGTGTTCATAGCGTGCGCCCGCGTTGATGTATTGGGCTTCGGGGTTTTTCATTGGGTGTCTCCGTATGCCGTCCAATTGGTATAGGCGCGGGCCTCGGTGCCTTCGTGCTTGCATCGGGTACAAAATGCGCTGGTGTATCCGTTGGGTTTGGCTGCCGTCCATTGGGCGGGCTTACCGCACTCGTGGCTGTAGGTGCCCGGTTCGGCGTTGGTGCATTTCAATTCATCGGGGTTTTCTGGGTTCATGTTGGTTTCTCTTGTGGTCGGGACAATCCCCGCGACAACCCTCTGCGAAGGGCTGGCGCTGGCGCTGTCAGATTGCAGCGATTGGGATAACCCGGCGTGCGATACGGTCGGCCTGCTTTGCTTTGGTGCCGTGTGCTCTAAAGCCTATGATCTGGCGGCGGTCTGCCCGTTGGCATAGTGCGCATAACGCGCAAGTCATGTAATCGGTTGTTTGAGCGGGGCAAACTAAAACGGCGCGGCCTTCGGGCGTCTGGCTGTGCTTTGGTGTGTCCATGGGGACAACAACAACCACGGGGAGACCATGGGCGGCGAGCTGGTCGGCCTGCGCTACATCGTCGGCGCTTAAGTTCACGGTAAAGCCCCAGCGGGTCGCGTGGCCTGCCCATGTGATAGCGTCCGGGCTGTGCTTGTGGGTGTAGGTAAACCCGGCGCGGCCTCTGTTGGCTTTGACTATCTGCCCCAGTGCGTAGGCGTCGATTGTTTCCCCGTCTCCGGGCAAGTCCCCGGCTACATTGTGGCGCCATAATTGACCCTTGGGTAATCTGTTGATTGCTTTAATCAAACCCTCCAAGTCGGTGCCGCGTGCTGGTACTTTGTCCCATGTCAGGCGGGTGTAAAAATCCTCCGCATAACATGAGCTGCGGTAATGTGAGCATGAGGGCGGGCAGCTCTCGCGGCTGGTGTAGGTCTGTGGTATCGGGCCGGTTTTCCGGTTGGTGCTGCTCTGAATAAAATGGTATTTCATGCGGTGGGCTCCTGTGTGTCGAATGAATATTGCAGTTCGTCGGCGGCTTTTTGGCGCTGCCATTGGGTGGCGGTCGGGTCCTTTAGCATGCGAAGGGCGAAGGCTATTGCTTCGTCTAGTGGCATTGGTGCGGGGTCGCTGTCGCTGTCGGGGTGCGGTAAAGCGGGGTTCATGGTGAAGGGCTGGCGGGTCATGCTGGGTCTCCAACTCGTACGAAAATTACGTGGTCGCGGAAATACTGGGCGGCGCAAAACCTGCCAAGGATGGCGTTGTAGGTGTCGCGCTTGCTGTGGTAATAATCCGCGTCTCGTTCACCCTTGCGGAAGTTGTGCCATTGGTTGGCGCGTGCGTTGGCTTCTATGTCGGCCTGAAGGCTGCCGGGTTCGCTGTAGTGGGCTTTAAACCCGTCGATGTTGTAGTGGGCGATAAACCCGGAAGCTAAATAAAGAAAGTCGTATCCTGTTTTATTGAGCTTGGTTATGTCCCTGCATGCTGCTGTGACGTTGTTCACAATGCGGGTTTGTTGGGCGGCGGTTAATGGTGTCATGGTGTCGGCTCCTTAGTGTGTCTGGCGTGCTTTTACGGTCATGCGGGTGCTGGCTTCGCCCGTCTTGGTGTATGCGCGTATCAGTTGGGCGCTGGCTTTCAGGCGCTGGGCGATTGCTTGCCAGTCGGTCAAGCTCTTGCCCGCGCATTGTGCAAAGTTCACCCGGTAGAGTTGGCCTTCTATGTCTGATAACCCGGCGTTTTCTAGTTCTGTGCGGATACGGTCGGCCTTGCGTTTTATGTCGGCCATGGTCGCGTGAAGCTGGCCCAGCTCGTCTACTTTGGCGGCGATTGCTGCGGCTGCGGTGACTGCTGCGGGCTCGGCTGGCTCTCCGCTGTCGTGGTGGCGAAAACCTGCGGGCATCAAGGCTGCGGCTGCGAGTGTTTGAAGGTCTTGGGGTTTCATGGTGTGTTTCTCCTGTGGGTTATAAAAAGCTGGCTTCGTTGCTGTAGGCGCGGGGCTGGAAATCCTGCGGGCATAGTTCAAAAAAATGCCGTGTGCCGTCTGGGTCTTGTATGTAGGCCGGGGCGGTCGTTTCGTCGATCAAGTCGAGCACTTGGGTGCTTATGCGGTCCGGGCCCTCTGTGCTGCCGATATAGGCGGCGCTGTCGGGTATGGTGTCGGGTGTGTAGCGTTTCATCGTTGGGCCTTGGTGGTGGTGCTGGCGATAAACTGCCCGCGTCTGGTCACGGTGGCGCGGTCATAGCAGTGAGCCCATTGAAGGGCATTTTTTAAGGTCAGGCTGTGGTGTACCTTGTCGAATCCGTGGCCTTGGGTCTGGTAACCGATAAGGCGGGCGGCTATGGTGCGTAGGGTGTCGGCTGTGGTCATGTTGTGGGCTCCTGTGCTGCGATGGTGTTGGCGATGGTGTTGGCAAGTACGTGCAGCGCTGTGAGGGCTGTTATGCGGTCCTGTGGTCTGAGGGTGTGAATCAGGTTGTAGGCATAGGCGGTTGCGTCCTCTATGGTGGTCCGCTCTGCAAATAGATTGCAGCGAAGTTGGCGGGCGATTGTTTCGTTGTTCATGATGCTGGGCTCCTTTAAATTTTGATTTCGGTCAGGTTGGTGGGCTTGGCGATGCGGTCGAATCGTTCCAAGTCTTCGGGCCATTGCATGGCGCGGGTTAGTTCTTCGGCCTGCTCTGGTGTGAGCTGGATAACTCGGGCGTCTGGTGTCTTGGTTTCTTCGTCGGTTCCGCTCTCCTGTGCCGCGATGAATTCGGCGGCTATTGCGCGCGCTGCGTGGATGTTGTCAATCAGGCGCTTGGAAAATACGGGCCATCCGTTCTCATGAATGGTTACGGTGTAATGTCCGGCGCGTGATTTGGTGATGCTGGTTTTCATGGTGGGCTCCAGTTGGTGCCCGCTGGTTAGGCGGGCGGGTTGGTTAGTTGGTGAATGTGGTTGTAATGATTCCCGGCACTGTCATAACGTGCCATTGCTGGCCGTCTGTGGTGGCTGCGCTTAAAACCTTAACGGTCTCGCCCGTTTTCTTGCGGGTGGCTGTCACTGTGATGATGTCGGGGTGGCGGTTTACTGTGGCGCTGGGAAGTGCTGCCAGTGCAGACAAAATGCCCTCTAGTTGGGCTGTGGTCAATGCTGTGGGTAGTGATTGCATGGTGCGGGCTCCTGTGGGTTAAAAAACTGAATTGCGGGAATCGGCTTGCCTGTCGGCGTATACGTCAACGATTGCGCGAAGGGTTGCCCATGCTTGTTTGGCGGTCTTGGCCTTGCCTTCAAACGCGAACAGCTCTTCATAATCTGATTCTGTCCAGCACTCGACCATGGTGTCAGCTCCCTTGTTGTAGTTGTCCATGCACCATTGCTGCATGGCTGCGATTGTTTCGGCTTGTGTCATCTTGTCTGCTCCTGTCTGTTAGGTTAACGTGGTTGCTGTGAGGTAATAAATGTATCACTTGTCAAGCCCCTAAATCCAATGATTTGTTTTTATGGCGTTTCGGGTTTCGATTGGTTTTCCCTATCAGCGAAGCGGTGCGGCTCTGGGGCTGTCATAGGGTGAGACAGTGCAGGCGGTGCGCTGATGCCTGCCGTGTCGGTGGTGCTTGCCTGCTGCCGGGTAAGTTGACCGGGTGGCGCTGTCGGTGGTGCTCAGGTGGTCGCGGGCTTGTTTAAAGCGAAGCGGTAGCGGCTCTCGTGCTGTTCTCCTACAATCGCACACATGAAGACATCTAACAACCCAGCCAAGTTAACCCGGGCTCAGATAACCGAAGGGCTCAGTTCTGTTCCCGTCTCTCATATCTTGGGTAAGAGCGTTTCAAGGGAGCTAACACCGAAACAACGCGCCTTTGCTCTTGAAGTGGCGAAGGGCTCAACGGGCGCAGGCGCATACCGCAAAGCCTACAGTCCTAAGGGCAAACCCAAAACCCACGGGGATAACGCATCAAGGCTGAAGGGGGATGAAAGAATAAAAGCGGAAATCGAAGCGCTGCAACTGGCGATTAAGGCTCAGGAATATCAAACCCCCTCGGCCTTGCGTGCTTTGGTCATTCAATCCCTTGTCGGCGTGATCACTGACCCTGAGTCAAAACCCGGTCAAATCACGGCGGCTGCGAAGGTCCTTGGCACCGTTACAGAAGTCGCGGCCTTCACCGAACGGAAGGAAGTGCGCACCATCACAAGCTCTGAGGATGCACGCGCCTCGATCATGGCTCAGCTCAAAGCACTGAGCAATGCCAGCGCCACCGATGCTCACGTCATAGACGCGCAGGCGGATGACCTGATGCGAGAATTGGCCGGCAGCGACACCCACCCACCCGCCACCACCCCGAATGCCAGCGAGGAGTCCCTGCCATATATACATACTATTCCACACGGACAATCTGCTATTCCACACGAACAATCCCCTATCGACTCCGAAAATCCTGCCAGCGAGACCCCACCCCCCTCTCCTGAGGAGACCCCCCCGTCATCGTTGGAAACATGACCCACGGGGGGTATATTGCTTAAAAAATAGGCAGTCCTGCAAAAAACGTGATGAGATAAATAGTTCTAGTTGGAATGTCCAGATGATTACGAAAACAACGCGGCAACCTATTCGTGGAGGTTGCGTAAAAAAAGTTATCCACAGGGACATGAAAATTCGGCGTAGCGATCCTACGAGGGATGAGTGTATGGAGATGGGTATGAGTCCGGCGCAGAAGGAAGTGTTTATGGTGATTGATGAGTGGTGGAAGAAGTATGGGTTTTCGCCGACCATACGGGATATAGCGTATGTGAGGGGGAAGATGGGGATGGGGAGTACGGTGAAGATTGTTGAGAGGTTGGTGAAGTTGGGGGTTGTGAAGAAGATGGATGGGGTGGGAAGGACGATACGTCCGGCTTGGGTGAATTACAAGAACTTGAAGGAGCTTGAGTGAACGAGAACTTGGAGGCGTTGATAGCGCAGTTGCCGATTCATGAGCAGGAGAAGCTGATGGAGCAGGTGGCTGAGTACAAGGCTGCGGTGGAGAGGGAGAAGTGCCAAGCGTCATTTATGGCTTTTGTCCGGAAGATGTGGCCGGGGTTTATCCATGGGCGGCATCATGCGGTTGTGGCTAAAGCGTTTGAGGATATAGCCTCGGGAAAGTTAAAGCGCCTAGCAATTTCTATGCCGCCACGGCACACGAAGTCTGAGTTTGGTTCTTATATGTTGCCGGCTTGGTTTCTAGGGAAATTTCCTGACAAGAAGGTGATGCAGGCGTCGAACACTGGCGAACTGGCTGTTGGTTTCGGACGTAAGGTCAGGAACTTGGTGATGAGTGAGCAGTACCACGAGGTGTTTCCGAGCACGAACATTCGGCAGGACTCGAAGTCGGCTGGCCGGTGGGCTGTAAATGAGGTGGGGGAATACTTTGCCATTGGTGTAGGTGGAACGATGACTGGCCGTGGAGCGGATTTGGTCATCATTGACGATCCTCATACTGAAGGAGAGGCGACTTTAGCGGCGCATGACCCTTCTATATATGACAAGGCGTATGAGTGGTACACCTCTGGCCCGCGTCAGCGACTTCAGCCTAATGGGGCGATCATCATTATTGCGACCCGCTGGAGTGAGAACGACCTCATTGGGAGAGTCTTGAAGGAAGCGGGCGAGAGAAACAAGACGGACGAGTGGAGGGTGATTGAGTTCCCGGCCATTCTTCCCTCTGGTAATCCCTTATGGCCTGAGTTCTGGTCCCTTGAACTCCTTGAGGCACTTAAGGAAGAATTGGCTCCGGCCAAGTGGAATGCGCAGTACCAGCAGCAGCCTACCGGTGAAGAGGGGGCTATTGTTAAGCGCGACTGGTGGAAAATCTGGGAGAGGGATGATCCGCCGAGGTGTGAGTTCATCATCCAAGCATGGGACACGGCGTTTACAAAAAACGAACGGTCCGACTTTTCGGCCTGTACCACTTGGGGTGTGTTCTATATGGATGAGGACCCGAACAACGCGAACATAATCTTGCTTGATGCCTTTCAAAAACGGATGGAGTTTCCTGAGCTCAAGGAAAAAGCTCGGGCTCACTATTTAGAGTGGGAGCCGGATGACTGCATCATTGAAGCCAAGGCTGCAGGTGCTTCATTGATCCAAGAGTTGAACCAGCAGGCCGACATTTTTATCCGGGGGTACACCCCAAGTCGGGGTACACGTCAGCAGTCTAACGACAAGATCGCCCGGATGAATACGGTGTCTGCTATTTTCCAAGCTGGCAAGGTGTGGGCACCGGATACCAGATGGGCCAGAGAAGTGATTGATCAGATGGCGGCTTTCCCTAACGCGGCCCACGATGACTTGGCTGACACGGCTGTTATGGCTATCACCAGATTTCGACAAGGCGGGTTCTTGAGACTAGAATCCGACGAGCAGGACGAACCTTTGTCCTTTCGGCGTAGAGCCGCATTCTATTAGGATCAAATATGGCAACGAGCAGCATGGTTTCATCCCTCGCACAGGCCCCAGAGGGTCTTGATTTCTCAGACATTGTGCAGGACGACACCCCTGCGGTTGAGATCATGATTGAAGACCCGGAAGGTCTTGAAATTGGGATTGATGGCATTGCCATTGATCTGATGCCAGAAGACGATGAGCCTGATTTTGATGCCAACTTGGCTGAATTCATGGACGAGGGTGAGCTAGAAAAGCTTGGCTCTGACTTGGTTGGCGAGGTTGAGTCCGACATCGCTTCTCGCAAGGACTGGGTAGAGATGTATGTCAGGGGCCTTGAGGTTCTTGGCATGAAGTATGAAGAGCGCACCGAGCCTTGGACTGGTGCCTGCGGAGTTTTCTCCACACTCTTGACTGAAGCCGCAGTGAGGTTCCAGTCCGAGACCATCATCGAGACATTCCCCGCTCAAGGGCCAGTCAAGACGCAGATCATTGGTGCAATCGACAAGATGAAGGAAGACGCGGCTGAACGTGTTCGTGCCGACATGAACTTCCAGTTGGTTGACGGGATGCCCGAGTACCGCCCAGAGCATGAGCGCATGCTGTTCAATTTGGGTCTGGCAGGTTCTGCCTTCAAGAAGGTTTACTTCGATCCCAACCTTGGCCGTCAAGTGTCTATCTTCTGTCCTGCAGAGGACATCGTTATTCCCTATGGCTCCTCTGGTGCTCGCTCAGCAGAACGAGTGACCCATGTGATGCGCAAGACCAAGAACGATGTTCGCAAGCTTCAGGTCGCAGGCTTCTACCGTGATGTAGAGCTGGGTGAGCCCGTCATGATCCACAACGACGTGGAAAAAAAGAAAGCCGAAGAGCAGGGCTACTCAGTAACAGATGATGAGCGTTACCAGTTCCTTGAGATTCAAGTGGACTACGACATGCCCGGATATGAGGACGAGGATGAGATTGCTCTTCCTTACATCGTCACCATCGACAAGGGTACAAACAAAGTTCTGTCGGTGTACCGCAACTGGAACGAGAAAGACCCCAAGAAACTCAAGCGCCAGCATTTTGTTCAATATGACTACGTGCCCGGATTCGGTGCGTATGGCTTTGGCTACATCCACCTGATCGGCGGCTATGCTCGTGCAGGCACATCCCTGATCCGCCAGTTGGTGGATGCAGGAACCCTGTCCAACCTACCCGGCGGCTTAAAGTCTCGTGGCTTGAGGATCAAGGGAGACGACACTCCAATCGCCCCGGGTGAGTGGCGAGATGTGGATGTGCCCGGTGGCACAGTGCGCGACAACATCATGCCGCTGCCATATAAGGAGCCAAGCCAAGTTCTGGCTGCGTTGTTGGAGCGCATCACAGAAGAAGGCAGACGCCTTGGTTCTATTGCTGACATGAACATCAGCGACATGAGTGCCAACTCTCCTGTCGGCACGACTCTGGCTTTGCTTGAGAGACAGCTCAAAACCATGAGCGCCGTCCAAGCGCGTGTCCACTATTCGATGAAACAGGAGTTTAAGCTCCTCAAAGAGATCATCCGGGACAACACCCCAAGTGAGTATGAGTACGAGCCACAAGGCGGCGACCGCATGGCTAAGCGGGAAGACTACGACATGGTGGAAGTTATTCCAGTGTCGGACCCCAACAGCTCGACCATGGCCCAAAGGATCATGCAGTACCAAGCTGTGATCCAGTTGTCGCAAAGTGCGCCGCAAATTTATGACCTGCCGCAGTTGCACCGTCAGATGATTGAAGTGTTGGGTGTGCGCAACGCAGACAAGCTTGTTCCGATTGAAGACGACATGAAGCCACGCGATCCGGTGAGCGAGAACATGGCCTTCTTAAACGGAAAGCCCACCAAGGCGTTTATTTACCAAGACCATGACGCACACATCGCAGTTCATATGGCTTTGATGCAAGACCCGTTGATGGCGGCGCAGATTGGGCAAAACCCACAAGCCCAAAAGATGCAAGCCGAGATCATGGCTCACGTCTCAGAGCACTTGGCATTTTCCTACCGCAAGAAGGTTGAAGAGCAGTTGGGCGTACCTATGCCCAAGCCTGATGAAGACTTGCCAGAGGATGTTGAGGTGCAGTTGTCCCGTCTTGTGGCTCAAGCATCTCAGCAAGTGCTGGCGCAAAGCAAGGGTCAGGTTGCTCAACAACAGGCCCAACAGCAGGCGCAAGACCCATTGATTCAGATGCAGCAGCAAGAGTTGCAGATCAAGATGCAAGAAGTGGAAATCAAGAAACTGAAAGCCCAAGGCGACCTGCAAATTCGCGCAGAAGAGCTTGGCCTTAAGGCTCAAGAGGCCGCTCAGAAATCCGGGCAAGACCCAATGATGGCCGCGCAAAGAATGCAGATGGAAATTTCCCAAATGCAAGAGGCCCACGCCATGGAGATGGCAGCAAAGCAGCAGGCCTTGCAGCAGGCGCAAGCTCAGGCCCAACAGCAGCAAGCTCAAGGCCAGCAGCAAGCCGCAATGCAGCAAGCCCAAGTCCAGCAAAAAATGGCGCACGGCGGTCAAATTCACGCGCAAAAACTGAACCATGCCGAACGTGCTTTTCAACAACCAAAACCGACTGCTAAACCGTCGGGGAACTAAAAATGGACAATAAAATCTTGGAACTTCTCAACAAGAAAATTGAGGAGTATGTCAAAAGTCATTCAGAGGCTTTGGTAGCGGGACAGTCGAAAGACTACGCCCAATACCGGGAGTTGTGCGGGGTCATCCGAGGTCTCCAGACCGCACAGCGTGAAATTGGCGACCTCGTGCGTAAACTGAAAGACGACAATGACGACTAACTTTGATGTTCAGGCGGTTGATCTGTCTGGCCTACTCAACAAAACTGTTGAGGATAAAGCCACACAGATTCCAGAACCCGCCACTTATCACCTTCTGTGCATGCTTCCAGAAGCCAAAGAAGAGTACGAGGGCGGCCTACTTAAGGCCAGCCAGACAATGCAGTATGAAGAACTGCTGTCATCCGTACTATTTGTGGCGAAGGTTGGCCCAGATGCGTTTAAAGATGAGAAGCGCTTCCCTAGCGGCCCAAGCTGCAAGGTAGGTGATTTCATCATCGTGCGCCCAAACACTGGAACGCGAATGAAAATTCACGGAACCGAGTGGAGGATCATCAATGATGATTCTGTTGAGGCTGTGGTCGAAGACCCTCGCGGCATTCAGCGCGTTTAAGGAGACACCATGGCTGAACTCGACAAAACTGAATTTACTTTCCCCGATGAGGTGGAAGAAAAACAATCTCGTGCTGGCTCCAAGGTTGTAGAAGCTGAACCAGAAGTTGAGATTATTGATGACACTCCTGAGCAGGACCGTGGCCGAAAGCCCATGGAAGAAGCCCCTAAGGATGTAACCGACGAAGAGCTATCTAAGTATGACGAAGGTGTGCGCAAGCGCATTCAACATTTTACAAAAGGCTACCACGAAGAACGCAGAGCCAAAGAGGCTGCCTTGCGCGAGCGCGAAGAAGCTGTAAAGCTTACCCAGCAAATCATTGAGGAGAACAAAAAACTCAAAGGTTCCTTGCACCAAGGTCAAAGCGCCCTACTCGAGCAGGCTAAGAAAGTTGTAGCCAACGAGATGGAGCAGGCTAAGCGAAAATTCAAAGAAGCGTACGAAAGCGGTGATGCAGATGCACTAACGGCAGCTCAAGAAGAGATGACGGTAGTGAAGATGAAAGCCGAGCGTGTAAACAATTTTCGGCCAGCACCTGTACAAACCGAAGAAAAACAGGTACAAATACCTACCGCTGAACCAGTTCGGCCCAGACTTGATGCGAAAACTCAAGAATGGACAGAAAAAAACACATGGTTTGGCAGTGACGACGAGATGACCAGCTTTGCATTGGGGTTCCACAACAAGCTGGCTAAATCTGGAATTACGCCGTCATCGAAAGAATACTACGAGCGCATTGACGCCCGTATGAAACAAGTTTTTCCGGATGCGTTCGAGTCCAGTGAAACTGAAACCTCGGAGGATGCTAATCCTTCTCCGAAAAGATCGAATGTTGTTGCACCAGCGACACGCAGCACAGCGCCTAAAAAGATCGTGCTGACAAAAACGCAGGTGGAACTCGCTAAGCGGTTGGGACTGACGAATGAGCAGTACGCCCGTGCAGTTGCGGCAGAAATGAGGAAATGAAAATGGCTAAAACAGAACTTGACAACCGCGAGCCTCGTGCTCTGCAAATGCGTGACTCAGCCGAGCGTCCAAAAAAATGGACGCCACCCCAGCTTTTGCCTGATCCGACACCGGAAGAGGGCTACGCTTATCGCTGGATTCGGATTGCCACGCTTGGTAAAGATGACGCCATGAACGTTTCCGGCAAATTGCGAGAAGGATGGGAACCCGTTAAGGCATCGGATCACCCCGAAGTGCGATTGTTCAGTGGCGGCCAAAACCGTTTTACTGACAGCATTGAGGTTGGAGGTTTGTTGCTTTGCAAAACACCTGTGGAGTTCACCGAGCAGCGGAATGCGTACTACACCCAACAGGCTGAGTCGCAGATGCAATCAGTGGATAACGCTTACATGCGAGAAAATGATCCGCGTATGCCGCTTTTCAAAGAGCGCAGCACGAAGGTCACTTTCGGCAGAGGCACTTAACTTTTTTTGGAGTCCAAACATGGCTTACCCCACCGTTTCGGCACCCTTCGGTCTGCAACCAGTCAATCGTATTGATGGCATGCCGTATGCAGGTGCAATCCGTCAGATTCCCGTAGCTGCTGGCTTCGGCACCGCCATTTTTGATGGCGATACCGTTGTGATCAACAGTGACGGCTATCTCGTTAAATCCACCACAACTGACTCTGGCAACATTGTTGGCGTGTGCATGGGCGGACAGTACGTGAACTCGAGCGGCCAAACCGTTCAAGGTCAGTTCATCCCCGCTCTGGCATCTACGTCCACCAATCTGGCGCTGGCCTACGTTGTTGATGACCCAATGGCGCTGTTTAAGGTCGCTGTCGTGACCTCTGGCACTACCATGGGCACCGCTGGCCGTACTGTTGTTGGCACTAACCTTGCGCTCGTTCTGAACGCTGGTAACACCACCACCGGTAATTCTGCTTTCGCCGTCACTTTGACTGGCGCTGGCACTACTGCCACCATCCCAATCCGTGTGATCGACGTTGTGCCAGAAACAGCTACCGCTGCTGACACATTCACCGAGTTGTTGGTGAAAATCAACACACACCAGTACAACAACACCACTGGTGTCTAAGGAGTAAATCATGGCTATTTCACGCGCACAACTGCTGAAAGAATTGCTCCCCGGCTTGAACGCTTTGTTCGGTCTGGAGTACGCTAAGTACGGCGAACAGCACAAGGAAATCTACGAGACCGAGACTTCAGAGCGTAGCTTTGAAGAGGAAGTTAAGTTGTCCGGCTTCTCCGCAGCTCCTGTCAAGAACGAAGGCGCAGCCATCGCTTATGACAATGCTCAGGAAGCTTTCACAGCTCGCTACACCCACGAGACCATCGCTTTGGGCTTCTCCATCACTGAAGAGGCTATCGAAGACAACCTGTATGACAGCTTGTCCAGCCGATATACCAAAGCTCTGGCCCGTGGTATGGCGTACACCAAGCAGGTCAAAGCTGCTGCAATCTTGAACACCGGTTTCTCCGGCGGCCCCACCTACGGTGACGGCGTGACCCTGTTCTCGACTGCTCACCCTCTGGTGTCTGGTGGCGTTAACAGCAACCGTCCTGCCACGGCAGCCGATTTGAACGAGACTTCGTTGGAAAACGCCGTCATTCAAATCGCAGCTTGGACAGACGAACGCGGTTTGCTGATCGCAGCTAAGCCCAAGAAGCTGATCGTGCCTCCATCGCTGCAATTCGTTGCAACCCGCTTGCTGGAAACTGAACTCCGCGTCGGCACTGCTGACAACGATATCAATGCCATCAAGAACAACGGTTCCATCCCCGGTGGTTACACAGTCAACAACTTCTTGACTGACACCAACGCTTGGTTCCTGTTGACTGACGTGCCTAACGGTCTGAAGCACTTCGTTCGTTCGCCGCTGGCGAATTCCATGGACGGGGACTTCGACACCGGCAACGTGAGATACAAAGCACGCGAGCGCTATTCTTTTGGTGTTAGCGATCCCCTCGGCGCGTTCGGTTCTCCCGGCGCTTAATCCTTCGGGATTATTTGAGAAGGCCCCCTTGTGGGGCCTTTTCTTTTGCTGTATATTTGTTTAAACCCGGACTATCCGGCGTTCCTGACGGCTCCGGGCCGACGACATGCAGACAGGACGCCTCAACTCGCATGTGAGGAATCATCATGGCTCAGACTACTTTCCAAGGCCCAGTCCGTTCGTTGGCTGGCTTCATCTCCCAAGGTCCCGCTACCGTTGTCAATTTGGCTAACGGCACCAACACCGTGACTCTGGATGTCGCCACATACGCTGGCAAGACTATCCGCACCAATGACGCTACACTGGTTATTACGCTGCCCGCGATCAACACTACAGCCAACCCTGTGACCTCTGGCCCCGGCCAAGACCCTAACACTGTAAACAACGTGGGTACTACCTACACGTTTGTGGTCGAGACTGCTGCCACTGCGTGGGCTCTGAAGACCAACGGCACAGACAAGTTTGTTGGTTCTATGATCATGGTTGATACCGACAGCTCTG